TCCCATTTTTACACGTTCGGTTTTCTCGGTTTGATTCATGGCGACACCTCCGAGACAAATATATTCACTGTCCTCTCCTGTAATGTATTGTAATGTATTGTATTGTGTATAGTTTCCGCAGTCGGATTGACACGGATATATGGGTTTCCGTCGCGGAAACTACCATTTCCGTCGCGGAAATGCTCTAAGCGTCCCGAAATGGGTCTCTCCGCTGTCTTGAATGGTTGTCGAAAAGATGGTAGAATGTAAAAGAAGCTTTATTGATAGGTTGGTGTTGTGAATGGGTCTCTTTAACCGCAAGAAGAAAAACGTATGGATAAATCCGTCTGAGTACACTGTGAATCAACAGTCTACCGTTAAACTGACATCATATATCCTTGATGAATGTGTCTATAATCAAAATTCGCTCGCGGCTCTCTGCGCTCTTGTATGTCCCTCGGTGCCGCCGGTTCGTGGTAATCTCAAGGTGATAATCAAGTCCGTTGTATCCAAATGTGATATGACTCTCCGCCATGCCAACACATTCTATGCTATGGCACTTTCTACATCTGATCCGAAAGAGTTCTTTGACGATATTGCCGTGGTTCGACGCGACCTCGCTGAAATAAAGGAAGTCGGCAAGTACGCATACTACGGTGGACTGCTGAATGAAATGGAGAGTTACCGGGTTGAGGAGCGTTACCAAATTGAGCTGCGACACATGATTGATCGCGCTGCTGCCGTCGTTGTTGCCTCCGGGTCTCCCGCCGATACGGCCGCGCTCCATCTGGCTGTATTCAAAGCACACGAGTCCGAGCTTGATGCTCAGTCCCAAAAGAAACTCTCCTCTAAATACAAGAAATACATCAAATAGCCCGTTATGGGTCTTTCCTCAGAAGATTATAGCCATCTGGACGCTTTCTGCGGCGTTCTGAGGGCTTTTTCTTTTCGACGGGAATTTCTGTTGTATTTATGCTTTCGTCGCTCCTGCGCCATCTGCGCTAATCTGAGCGGCGTTTCTTGAGTAAGTCGCTCTCGCTGACTACCCGGCCGTTATCGGTGTAATCTCTCTCGAATGGGAATCCGAGGTAATCAATTACCTCCCGGTCGATGTGCTCCCAAAAGATTTCGTCCTTATCGGACTCCTCAAGTACTTCGGTGAATCTTTTGAACAGTCTCTCGTTACGGTCGTGGCCGAAGCCAAATTCATCGTGCATAACATATATGACTGTCTTTATAATGCGCCGGGTGAGGTCGTCTCGCTCTTTGGCGGCTATCTTCTTATACTCGTGTTTCAACTCCTCGATGGCGGCCTTTTTCTGCTTTGCGGTGAATCTCGGTATCCGGGCTTTCATATCACCACCTCCTAACAGTAAACGGGATCCCGGCCGCGCTCCGTGGTCTCGCCACGGAAGCAGTTACCGCGATATTCCCATACACCATCGTTCCAGCCGCCTTGCAGGCACTTGAACGTAGAGTAGGTAGCTCTCCATTCCCCGGTGTCCGGGTCCAGCCGATGTGAATACGGCTCTCCGACCTGAGCGCAGCTTAGTCTCATGCAGGCGGGAGGAAGCAGGTCCATCATATCCATTACGAAATCTGCGTCCACGAGGTCGCCGACCTGAGCCGTTTTGTAGTCGAAGGTTTCCCGCGTGTGGACCTCTTTACCATTATATATCATTGCTCTGCCTCCTCTGCGCTTTTCTTGAGAAGCTGGATGACCTTTTTGGCGGCCCACTTGCCGTTGTCGTTGAGGTTACGCTGCCAAGCCGTGAAGCGCGGCGACCATCTGAATCCGTAGCTCTTGAGCAGTGCGCGGGTCTCCTCATCCGGCTTATCGTCGAAAATGAGCTGAATACGCATGGCCTCTGTATTTTCGACGACGGTCAGGCCCTCGACGCCGACCTCCTTCTCGCTGTGCTCCTGTGTTCCGGCTTCCTTGATTTCCTTGAGCTTTGCCAGCCTCTCTTTGAGGCGGCGTATCTCCGCGCCGTTATTGGTAAGTGAATAGCTCGCAAATGGCTTATCTTCATAATGCCATTCGCTCGCCATCGCCGTCTTGAGCTTCTTAATCTGCTCCTCGGTGATGTCAGGGCAACCGTCGAGGGTCTTATTCTTTCTGTAGTAGGCGTTGACGGCTTTCATGGTCTCCTGAGCCTCTGTAAGCCTCTCAATTTTCAGTTCGAGCTTTTCGATAGCTCTTTCATCGTTGCTCTTGATCGCGTCAGTTCCACATCTGGCGATACGGTCGCGGATGCTCTGAATGTACTTCCACTTATCCATGAGCGATTCGCGTCGGGCGTTCTGCTTTGCTTTCTTTCTGGTCGGGAAGTTCCCGGCTCCCGAAATGAGGACGGAGGGACACATCGCTTCGACGCGGAAGTTCTCATTATACCACTCGGAGAGCTTTCTCGCGTAGAGGTCGCAGAGGTAATCAATCCGCTCCGCTTCCTCCGGGTATCTTTTCTTTCGCTCCTCACCGATAGCGTAGGCTTCGTCAACGTAGGAGCGGTATTCATTGGTCTGCGAGTTGGTGCCGTAGTCGCTCATGTGATTCGCCTCGTGCGCGGTCCGGGCCGCGCTCTCGTTGATGTGATAGTATTTTGCCATTATAAAGTCCTTTCTCCCCGTCGCGCCGGTAGGTCAGCTTGATGTTATGCTTTTCTCGATTCCTGTACAAACTGCTTCGCCGACTCTTGGCTGTCGAAGTAGTCAATGTAGATGTCTTTCCTGCTGGTAGATACATGGGAATGGTCCGGCTTGCTGGCGTGTCTCTCTTTGGCTACGATGTTGCAGGTGACGCGGCCGGTATCATAAACGCTCGTGATTACCACCCAATAGGTCGTGAGGCCTCCGGGAATGAGGTCGTAGTGATTGATCTCGTCCTCCGACAATTTCCGGTTGTAGTCGATATATCCGTACACCTCGCATCCCGCGTCCTCAACATACTGCCTGTGGTCGTAGTTGTGAGTCTCGACCGCCATTCCGACCGGGTAGGTTCCTATGCTAACCGGCCGGAGCTTGCTGTAGTATCTGTTCATGCTGTCGCCTCCTCCTATAAGCAAAATCCTACTCCGATGATACATTTGTTGATGTGCTGGAATCCGCCGCGGTCTGCGAATATCTGCGCCTCCTCACCTGCATCCGGATATTCAAGACAGGCTGAGAACAGGCCAGCCTCGTCCATCAAGATTGTGAGTCCGAGTTCATCGGCCGCTGCTCTCATCGTAGCCTCATCGGTCTCGAATCCGTAACCGAAATCCCCGATGCGCTTCATGTGCCCGCCGTACTTCTCCGCGAGCTGAATCGCCTTTTTTCTGGCCGCGAGTTTGTCCGAAATCCGGGCCGTGTTCGCGTTGTACGGCTCTCCCTCGATATTGACCGTGATACAGCCTATGCAAGTGGGTGTGTCGATGGAGTGGATTTCTTCATTCTCAAGCTCCTCCGGCAGTTCGTCGCCGTAGCAAGTGTGAATGTTGTCCGCCTCCGACATATCATAGACGGTAATCTGGACGAGCGAGTCATCAACGAATAAATCCAAAAAATCTCTGATTGTCATAACAGTTTCCTTTCTGCCCTCGTTACCTCCGGGGCGGGATATAATCAGCAGTTCTGCAAGAATCTTGCCTGCGTAGGTCCCATTGCGTATCTGCCTTGAGTAAGCTCGTTGAATAAATCGTAGGCCGCGAGAAACTTTGTTTTCCAGTCAAGGCATTTGGTCTGAATACCATAAGCGATAGCGTTCGCCATGTAATACTTCATCCACTCGACGGCTTCCTTTTTGCTGCAAGACATCGTAGTCTCGATGAACCATTCCCGTGCGTCAATATAATCCGCATCCTTTGTGTAATCAACAAAAGCATCGTCAAACGATTTCCGGGCGTGCATTGCTACGATAGATGCCTCGTAGTATTGTGCTTTGGCCTTGCATGTATAATCCGCTTCGAAGCGTGTAAATTCATATCCGGTCATTGTATATCCTCCTGTTTCTATATGGGGCGGTTTTGTTTCACGTGAAACGCCTCCGCCCCGTTTTGGGCTATCCTGCGGTAAAAAAATTATTCCATTGTTGCAAGGAGCTTTCGGATGAGGTCCTGACAGTCATGTAACCTCTTTTCTCCTACTCGGTGGTCCCTTACTGCCTGACGAAATTCTGTACCGTTCGGGTTCTCCGCGTTCTCTACAATGAGATGTGCTGCTTTGTTTACTGTGTCTGCTGCTTTAATCTGTGCGTGATTGAGGATGGCTTTGATTGCTCCGGCATCCTCTATTGAGAGGACCCTTTTTCTGAGCACTTCGTTTTCCTTGCTGAGCCTATCTGCCTCTGCCTTGAGGTGTTCTGCATCCTCTCTGGCTTTGTCGGCTCTCTGCTTCATCGAACAGGCGAAATCGTTGTCGATGTTCTCCTCTGCTATCTCGAAACAGCCCTCGAATGCTGTCGCTATGTAGCTGTCCGGCCCGAGCTCTGCTACGATTTTTCTGATTCTTTCCAGAGCCTTGCGCTCCTGCTCTTTTGTTGCTACCATTGTGAATCCTCCTTAGAATGTAGCCCCGTTTTGGGGAGTGGTTTCATCTTACAACCTTATTACAGTCCCTAATTGGGGCATTGTCAACCATTTTTCCAAAATTTATCAAAAAATTTTTCCCAAGCGTCGCTAATAGGGGCGGCGCGGGCAAAAAAATACAGGCCCCTACCAATTAAGATAGAGGCCTGTGGGTTATACTTCGATTCCCTCGATGTCTGCCCGGAGCTTCAAGCACTCGCGGTAATCTACCATAGCTCTCTGCTGGCGCTCAAGCAGCTCAATCGGGGTTGCCGGGGTGAAGTCGAGTTCACCGGCTTTGTACTTTGCAAGCATCTTGCCAAGCTTGTCACAGCGAATACATATCTGGTCGTATTCCGCCTCAAAGCGCTCTTTGTAGTCGGCGCTCGTCATCAGCTCGACGGTGTCTTTCAAGTCCATAGTTTCCCTCCTGCGCTGTTATTTGGACAGAGTAACCTGCAAGCGGTCGATAGTCTTACCGAACGAACCGGCGTAGCCGTCCTGACCGTTGGATTTCTCATTATCGTACTGGTACGAGTAGTACCCGCTGTTTACTGGTGAGACGCGGTACTTCGCTCTGAGGTACCCGTTCTTTGCGATAACGTCGGCCGGGGTGAAGTAGTACACCTCGATAGCGTCAATCGCTTTGCCGTTGCCCGCGTAGCCGTTGTTGTAGTCACTGGTATCATAGCCTGTGACATACGGGAGCCAGCCGCCGCCCTTGACGTGGACGCGGTACTTCAATGTTCCCTTTGAGGCCTTGATGGCGACGTCGGTGATGGCCTTGCCGACGATACCGGCGTAATCGGTGAGGTTCTTGACTGCGGGGAGCCACTTGCCTCCGGCCTTTACGCGGTAAGTGATGTCGGGAATAGAGCCTGACGACGACGAGCCGGATCCGCTGCCTCCGCTGGAGCTGTCCGGGGTGACCTTGCCCGCGACCTTTTTGGCAATCGTGGCGTAGTCCGGTGCGATAAATCCGCGGATATATCTGCCGTTGACCTGTATGGTCCTCTTGCCGACGACTCCGCTGCCGGTGTTGCCCTCGGTGACGGTGAAGGTGTTGCCGCTGACCGCCGTGACGAGACCAATGTGGTCCGCGCCGGTCTGGCAATCGCCGGAGCCGCTGTCGCTCCAGTAGTAGATGATTGCGTCGCCGACTTTCGGTGTGTATGCGTCGTTTTCGACCCATATACCGAGCTTTTTGGCGTTGTCGCGGAATCTGCCGCATCCGCACTCTGTCGTGATATACTGCGCGATGCCGACCTTGAGCCATACTGCGCTTACAAACGCGGCGCACCATGCGTCATGGGTCTGCATCTTGTAGCCGACCGGGAGCGGGTTCTGGCTGTTGTAGATTTTCAGTATCTCCGCGTGTGTGCTGTCGCCCTCTACGGCTCCGAGCCATGCGTTCGCCTGATTTGCTACCTTTTGCCTGAGCTGCGCCTCCGTGATGTTGGAGGTGGTGCTGGAGGCCGGTGTCGAGGACGAGGAGGAGCCTGATTTGGCATAATCCTTGTAGCAGTAGTTCATATCCACATCGGCGTTGATACCGGGGACGCTACCTTTCCAAGAATACTGCCAGATTGTCAGACCCTTAATATCCGGCTTCGTGCTGCCGCTCGGATATGCGAACCATACGTCATACTCCGAAAGCAGAGCCTTAAAGCCCTTGTTCAGATAGTCGTAGTTGGTGTAGATGATGGGCGTATAGCCTCTCTGCTTGACTCTCTTCAAGAAAGCCTGTGCGAACTGATACCGCTTATCGTTCGTCATCGAGACCCCGCACTTCGTCGCATAGCTGTCGCTGTCGTACTCCCAATCGTATGCGATGACCGGGAATGTCAGCTTATACTTGTCCGCGATGTCGCAGACGTAGTCGGCCTCTTTGGTCGCGTCGCTTGTCGAAAGAGCGTAGCTGAACCAATACAGGCCAAAGGGGATTTTGCGGTCCTTGCAGCCCTGTATGTTACGGAGCGCCTTGCTGTCGATGTTATTGCTGCCGTAACCTGCGCGGATGATAGCAAAGTCGATACCGGTCACTTTGCTCCATGTAATATCTCCTTGAAAGACGGAGATGTCCATACCCTTTTTTGCCATTAGAGCCGACCCCACTTTCTGAGGTGGTCCTTACCCTCCTCGATTTCTTCCTGCGTGATGCTTTTGACTTCATCAACGGTTACGCCCATGAGGTCGGCGGTTTTTTCCACAGAAAAGCCGCGAGCGAGGGCCTTGATTACTTCTTTGCGTGTCTGTTCAGTCATGCGAAATAACTCCTTTCATGAGCTAAAGGCCCGGCGGTACGCCGGGCCTCCTGAGTCTTGACGAGTGATTACTCTACGTCGAAATTGTCCTCATCGTCGTAGTAGTCCTCGGTTTTTTCTTCATCCTCCTGCTCCTCGGTAGTACCGGGGATAGGGATAAGGACGCCGCCGTTGTTCTTGCCGTCGGAGAAGCCCTCCGCCAGCATATAGGCGATGAGTGTGGCCCCGGCCATGATGACGGCCACGACCTGCGTTACGGTTCCGTCGGTGGCTCCGAACGCGAGCATAAGCTGGGTGATAAAGCCGATTACGGCCGCCCAAAACTTACGAGAGGTGAGCTTGCGCTTCCAGTCGATTTTCATAGGAAAATTCTCCTTTCAGAATTATAAGAAGTCGTTTTCTTTCATGCACTCTGCATAGACCCTCTCGATGTTGGCTATTGCCATAACAGCCCGGTTATTCTTGTAATCCGGGTGCTTATCGCAATACCTCCGGTAGGTGTCTATGTCGCTGTTGATCTGGTCGAACGATTCCTTGCTGTGGCGGATATTGCGCTGCACTTCATCAGAAAAGCTCAATATACGGATACGGGCGTTCGTTGCCCGGTCCTCCGTGATTTCTCCTCTCAGCGTCTCGATTTCGTTGCGAAGCGCATCAATAGCTTTCATAATGCCGCTTTTGTTGTCGCGTCTCGTAATGAGGAACTGCAAAAAACCGAAAAGCGCTCCGCCTCCGCAAAGACCGAGGATGATAGATGCTGCCGTGTCCACTTAGACCTCTTTCCACCCGGCCGGATAATCAGCGGGCGACCACACGTTGTTGTCAACAGTGGATTCGTAGACCGGGCCGTTTTCATCCGGGTAATGTACTTTGTCACCCGTCATATACGGGTTGGTGCTGTCCGGCTGTCTCCAAACGGGAATTACCTCCGGGTCAGGGTTAAGTACCTCCGCATAGAGAGACGGCGCGGCATCCGGGGTCCAGTCCGGCTGCGAGGTGTGGTCCTGCAACACCTTGTAGAGGATCCCGTTGTAGCGCACACGGTCGCCGGTCTTGTAGGCCTTGCCATTACCGTCCCACAAGGGGAACAGCTCTGTGTAGCTTGTAGCGTCGCTGTCGTCGATGTGATCCGTTGCCAGCTCCTCGATTTTAGCTCTCAGCTCTCTCGCTCTGTCAATGATTGCTCCCATCGGTTATTCCTCCTCTCCAAGTAAAATCCTGCCCGCCTCGGTGTATTCCGCGTCCTGCTGCGTGAACTCTCCGCCGGACAGGTAGAAATGGCCGGTAATAGTACCGTCCGAGTTGTTGACCGTCTGAGTCCCGGCGAGCTTGGAGTTGATGATGGTCTGAATGACGGTGTCGTCCTCCTTGATTTGGATTTCGGCAAGGTTTTCATCAGTCATCAGGCCCCAAAGCCTCTGGAACGCGGTTCGGCTGTTGCAGAGGACAACATAGTGCTGTGACAGCCCTGCCTCCTGCAGCTCGATTTCGGTCGCGTCGTTGAGAATGAGTTTCAGTGCCATTGTGATTTCCTCCTTTCGGAATTTTCGCATAAAAAAAGCACCTCCGGCTTAGAGGTGCTTTCAATGCCTATGTGAAATTGTGTGTCTGGTCAACCGTATGTCGCTCCGCCGTTTATCCACGGACGGATGAAAAGCTCGTCATACAGTTTGCCGAGGGTCTGAATGGTGCGCCATGCGCTGAAATTCTGGGCGTATGCCCGCCAGCTCTGCCATGAGGTATATATGTCCTCGTAGGTCATTATACCTGCCTCATACAAAGGCGGGAACTTCTTGAGCTTCCTGCGCTCTCGCGTTACCGAGACCTTTGGGATTTTCTTCAACACTTTCCCGGTGTCCGTCAAGTATATCCGGGCCTTGAGGAATGTGAATCCGTGCGTGAGCTTCACGATGTGGGTCTTTTTCTCGTTCAGCGTGATTTCCAGCTCCGCGCATACCTGCCGGATGCCCTCAAGAATTTCGTGTAGCCGTTCCTTGCTCTCGTGAATGACATATCCATCGTCCATATAACGCCCATAGCCTCGAATACCGCAAACGTCCTTGATATAGTGGTCGAGGCGGTTCGCCGAGGCGAGGGCGAATGTCTGGCTGATCTGTGAGCCGAGTCCGAGACCTCTGTCTCCGAACATATCCATAAAATGCTCCGTGATGGCGATGATGCGCTCATCCGTGAACTCCTCCCGAAGTACGGCCTTGCATACCCGGTGTGATACGTTATCGAAGAATTTGCGGAAGTCAAAAATGAGGATATATCCCTCGGTCCCGTGTTTCCGGTAGTGCTCCTGTAGGTGCTGGCACAGCCTCCTGACGGCGAAGTGGTAGCCCCGGTTTTCCAGCGACGCCGCGTTGTCATAAATGAATGTCCGCCCAAGCATGGGGACCAGTGCATAGTCGCATAGACATCTCTGCACTACACGCTCCCCGACAGTGACGGACTTAATGTGTCGGAGCTTTCCGCGTTCGGTAATATCGAACTCGAAGAAGCCGCTCGACCTAAATTTACCCTGTTGCAAGCGGTCATAGGTCTGCTTTACCAATAGTGGGGCCTGCGTGATGTACTTCTGCACGCTGGCTTTCCATGCTACGTTTCTCCGACACTTTTGGTAGGAACGATACAGGTGTTCATAGGAGAACACTTCGTTGAAGTCGTCGAGCGCGGAACAGGCTGCGGCTTTCTTTGCCGCCCGCTTTGCCTTACGTCGCCGGTACCGCGCTTCCCGCCGCTCCTCGCTTGTCATAGGTTTCTGTTTCCTTTCAAATACCCTTACCCTCGTACCGCTGCCGGGTGATTACATATAGCGGCATAAGGTCACCGGGCATGTAACAGAGCATCACCACCAAGCTCTGCCATGCAAGCAGCGTCCGCCCGGACCTATCAAGGGTAATATTTACGCTTACGCGATGGTCATGCCCTCCTTCTCTCCCTCCACTCTGATTTCGCCGGTCTCGGTTACTATGTCTCGCGGGAGAGGAGCCGAGCGCCACAGCGCCCTCGTTGTTAGCGTTATTGTTGTTGTTGTTGCCGTTGTTGTTGACATTGTAGAAATTGTTGTTGTTGTTAGCCGAACGCAACCACCACCACGAGGCGCTGGACGGTAAATATACAGAGCATAACCATAAGTAACGGTTACGGTAGGTTCTTATACCGCTCCCGGTCTTTTTTTAGTGTCCCTTTTACCAGCCGTATCTCTCGGTCAACTATATCCATCCAAAACTTCATCACGTTATGCTCCAAGCCGAAAAGCTCGTGAGCAACCTCGATTTGCGAAATAAGGCTGTTCAGCTCCGCGTTGGCGCGGAGCAGGAGGTCCCGCCACATCTGCACCTCGTGGGCGTTCAGCGGGTAGATGCTGTTCGCCATCTTGACGCATTGATGGATGTGTGTTGCTGTCTGTGAAATCGGCTGGCTTATGTAGAATGTGTATCGCTTGGGGAAGTGGACACACTTCTGAATTGTGTAGATTTGCAGCTCCCGTGCAGTATGCACAAATTCCATATCCGAGTCGCTGCGCTTGCTTCGTACTACTGACATAATTACCACCTGCTTTCTTGCTCTATGCTGTGGGGTATCTGGCTCCACAAGGGGAGCCAGATACTAAGCGTGTGGATTATGTACAGAAGCCGAGCGCCACAGCGCCCTCGTCGTCAGCGCCAGTGGTGGTGCTGCCGCCGTAGTTGTAGACACCGCAGAAAGTGTTGGCGTGGGTAGCCGAACGCAACCACCACCACGAGGCGCTGGACGCGCCTACTTTCATCTTGACGCGGGCTGCGTTTCCGTTGAACGCTCTGGTATAGGCCGGTCCCATAGTCTCATAGCCGGAATAGTTCAGCTCTCTGGCTGACGGGAGCCATACATCGTCCGTTGTGGCGACGTTGTTGACCGCCTGCTCCGAAGTGTTGAAAATCCTGCTGTACTTCGTGACTTCCTTGATGGCCGTTCTCACGTTCGACGGGATAAGCGGCTTAATGGTGTTCTTGAACCAACTTCTCATCTCGGATTTCTCCCAGCCGCCGATTGCGCCGGTTCCCTCGGTCCTGTTGCCGGAGTCGCCAGCGATCGCCGGATTCATGCGGTGGCTGCTGTTCAGCAGCTCCTTACTAATCCAAGTGATAGGCGCGTTGCCGCTGCCGCTGGCGAGCGGGTCTCTGTCAATACCGACAATCTGCATATTGACAATACCCTGAGCGCCGAGGTCAAGAGCCTTGTAGTTACCGGGCTTGTACTTGTTGACGTAGGTTCCGTCCGCGCAGGCCGCGATGATGTCGTCCCAGCTATCTGTGATGGCTTCATCTTCCCAAATCTCCGCAAACTGTGCATAGCAAGAGACGTCTGCCTGCATATTTGTCGGTGAGGGGTTCCAGCCGGTGAACGCATAGCCAATCGTCGGTGATGCGGGTGTCGCTCCGGTGTAAACAGCCGTCGCGCCCTGTCTGACGTGCTCTACCGTCTGCAACAGTGTGTCGCCGTTGTAGAAGTACGCGGTAAAGTAAGGGAGGGTCGTTACCGTGTCGGCCGTATAGTTGATATACGGGTATCTCGCAGTGAAGTCCTCGATGTCATAGTTGGTGAGCGCTGCTGCGTGAATCTCACCGGAGACCTGAGCCTTTGCCATGTTGTTGCCGTACTCGTCGAGGCCGCGCATGGTGTCGAGCAGGTCGAGCAGGTCCTCAACCTCCTGCGCGTCGTCTACCTCCATATAGATGTTGATGAGACGTACACGGGAGTTGGCGGGAATCTCTGCCAGAATTGCAAGAGCGTCTACCGCGTTGCTGACGTTGTCGAGCCACAGGGTAGAGATGTTCGCATACGACGGGACGGTGAGGTCCGTGATGGCTTTCTGGTCTTTGATGGTGAGGTTGGTGATTGTGGACGGGAGGTGCAGTACCTTCAAAATACCGCCGACGGGAAGCTCGACGCCCGTTACGGTAGTGCCGTCAAAATAGACGTTCTCGATGTTCTTACACCCGGAGATGTCCACGGTTTTCATGTCTCCCTGTCCGAGGTTCGGGCAGTTTCTGACATCCAGCGTCCTCAGCAGGACGTTGTTACCGAGGTAAAGCTCCTGCAGGTTGCCGTTACTGTACTGCGCGTCGCTGTCGCCCAGTTTGATGCTCTGTAACTTTGTACCCATGCTGAAATCAGCATAACCGACCTTGAGGCCGGAGAGGTCGCCCACGGATGCGAGCTGGCTGGCCGAGTAGATGTAGATTTCCGTGTCGTTCACGTTATCGAGAGGACATACCAGCGTGTATGCCTGATTGCGGGTTGCTCTGGTCTGTACAAGGTAGGAGCCGTACTTTACGCTGGCGTAAACGTCCGCGTAAGGCGTGACGACTACGTTGGATTTGGCGTAGCCTCTGAGCTGAATAACGTCGCTCAGCGCGTCGCCTGCGTTGTACTTGCTGTCAAGGTACTTGAAGCGGTTGTACAACCACCATTTGCGCTGCTCCGCCTTGCTGCCCTGCAACATAGCAAGATAGGCTCCGCTTCCGTCCTCTATAAGCGGCGCGAGGTACTTGAAATAAGCGTCCTCATTGAAAATCGCTTCGCCCCATGCCGCCTGATGGGTCTCGAACATCTCCTCAACCTTTGCGTAGGACAGCGCGGCTACCTGCGGTTGTGCAGAGGAGCCAGTGCTACGGAGGTTCTGGTACATGGTCTTTATGTCATCGTAGAACGCCTGACGGAGGTTAATCCACAGTACGCTCTGCTGCCCGTTGAATACGTCCTCGCCTCCGGCGGTCGTGTCGATGTCCTCAAGGTTGTAGGAAAACACGAGAGCGCCCTCATTGTTAATACCAAGCGCGGTATCAAAGTCATAGGGAAGCGAGAACCACTTGCCGTCGCCCATAAAGGTCGGGAATGCGTTCTTTGCTCTGCTGTCTACCATGAGGAATAACTCTGTAAACAGGTAGTAGAAGATGACGGCGTTCTTTTCCATGTGCTGCGTCAGCTCCGTCTTGAATTTTGCAAGGCGGTAGGCCGCATTGTCTACGGTATGAACATTGCCGTCTACGTCTGTATATTCCTCCTCGAGTGCGTCGCCTGTCGCTGCGCTCTGGTCGGTAGATACCAGCCACTCGGATAATGCTCTGAGGTTCGTCGGGTCCTCGTTGCCGTCCGGGTAACGGCCCTCGAAGTCATTGAGCCATGCGGGCGAGTCGTCAACCAGACTGTCGAAATCTGCGGACTTCCACAATACGCGGTTGCTGGTGTTGTTCTTAATCTCCCAGCTCTCGTCGCCGTCCTCGAATCCGAATACCTCCTCCGTGCCTTTGTCGTTGTTGAAGTTGTATTTGCCGAGGAATGAGGTGTTTTCGCCGTCGTTCCAGAATACGACCATGGGGAATCCGTCAATACCCTGCCTAATAGCCGCATTTTCCGTCTGAGGCGGGGTTTTGTAGGGACAAGTGTCATTGTATAGCCTTGCCAATTCGACGTTATTTGCGCCTTCTGAGGACGCGACGTCGGCCTTAAAGCAAAACGTATTGGTAGGTATAGCTCCTGTCCTGAGCGGGTAGTTATCGGCATGGGTTCCGTTATTCATATCAAAGCCTTTTTTGCATTTGGCCTTGTAGTTCTTTCTCGCGTAATACTGCGAGGAAGTACCCTGTACATCTAACTGCACGCCGGTCGCCGTAAAGCTACGAGAAGAGTGTACCGGGTCGACGTAGGTAATGTTGACGGTTTTCTTGTCTCCTTTGTACTGCGGAAGCTCTACGCATTCGATAATCATATACGGCAGGTCAGCGGGTAGGCGAGCGATAACGATGTTACCGTATTCGTCATAGACGCTGTTCCTGCGGTATCTTGCGAGCATATCCGTGACATCCCTTGTGTCGGCAATCCAGTTGTTGAGAATCTGGCCGCGTTCAAGGTTGTTGTCATATACGCGGATGCAGTAGAGGTCGATAGTGCAGTCATTGGAGCCGATGCTAATGCCGACCGGGTTCGCCTGCGAGAAGTCGTCGCTGGCCGGGTACTGTACTACGCCTGACATTATGCCATTGACATAGATGTACACGAGCCTGTTCTGGCTCCTCTTTTCTACGACGAACGCGATGCGGACGTGCTCGTTCTCCTTGTACTGCATTGAGATTTCGCTCTGCTCTGATACGAGGCGGGCGAGCTGCGCGGTGAGCGAGAAGCCTCTGCCGCCGCTCATGCAGGACATGATGACCGAGTCATAGTTCATAACGTCGCGGGTAGCAAATTCCACCTCGATAGTCTTGCCGGTGCTGCGGAAGTCGTCGGCAAACGCGGTGTACGGGATCGTGACTCGTGCGTCACCTGCTACGCGGAGAACCGTAATGCCGTTTTCATCATTCAGCCATCCGTCTGAGCGGAAGTTGAAGTTTGAGAATATAGCCTCGATGTTCTCATACACCCATGTTCCGGGGTTCGCTTCGTTGTTACTGCGGCCGGCACTGTCAAGATAGAGCTTGAGCTGGTCGGTCTCCGGCTCGACGTGGATATCTGACTCCGTAATGTCAAGAGTCAGAGTCTTTGAAATCTGGCCGGAGCTGATTACTACGTTGAGAGTACCAGTGTCATCGGCGCGGTATGTAAATACCTGCTGCGTCCTGTCTACGGTAAGCTGCGCGGCCGGTGATCCGTTGACCGTGATAGTCACCTGCGCGGTGAGGTTCAGCGGGTCATATACGGTGTAGTCGATGTGCAGCGTAGTGTATTGAGACGCGGTGCTCTGCTTGAAAGAGCTGACGATAATCGGCTCTGTGTTCAGAGGCTCGAGGCAAATGATCTCGTAGTAGAGGTGATTACTCTCGACTATCTGACCGTTGATTTCACACTCGAAATATGCCTCAAAGGTATGCGCCCCATGCGACTGCTGCGGGATTGTGAAAGACATCTGCCTACCTGATACAGATGTGGAGTTTGTGCCGATAAGCTGTCCGTCAAGCAGGAATTTGAGTGTCTTGCTTACGTTGCCTACCGGTGTGTACGGGAACGAAATAGCTCCCATATATGGGGTTGTAGCGTCGAATGAGCTGCTGAGGCTGATTGCGATGCAGTTAATACTGAAATTGATGGTTCTGCTGTTGTCGTAAACGTCTGAGATGGTGACCTTTACGACATTTACACCTGTGCTGCAATACGGCGCGAGATTGATGTTGACCGTTCCCTGCGTGACATTCAGCATTGCCTTGACGGCTCCGTTGACTGTTATCTTCGCGGTTCCGTCGCCCGTCGGCATTTCGTCCTCGATGGAGGACCAGAGAATACTAACCGGGCAATCGTCGCCGTCTGCGATGGTAGTGGACAGCCAGCCGGTGACATTGGTGACCGACAAGAGGGCGTTATTGCCGCCGTCTCCGCCGCCTCCACCTCCGCCTCCGCCGGAGAACGGTCCGAGAGGTCCGACAATGACCTCTCCGTTTGCGGACATATATAGGTATCCGTTTTCGACAAATGCGTCGTCCACCTTGCCCTCAAGCATAAGGCGCATAGAATTGACCTGCCGCTTCATTGATTCGACGTCGTTCGCAAATTCCGCCGTTTCATTCTCCGCGTTGGTCGCTTTTTCGAGCGCTCTCCGGGCTACGGTGTCGGCATCGGTGGTAAGCTGCGCGATGGCCGCGCCCTTTTCATCGATGTCATGCATGGTGTCGTTGTACTTCTCCTGCAAGTTCCCCATGTAGGTGTCGTAGTTGGAGTCGATAGCGCTCCGCGCGGCCTGTGCTGCCTCCATAGCCGCAACAGCGGTGGCTGCGTTTACTTCAACCTGATGCGCTGATGCCGCGATGGCTTCCTGTGCTGCCGAGGCCTGCTGCGCTGCCGCGATGATCTCGGCAGCGTTGTCCTCGATTTCAACAAGTTCCCGCGTCTGAGAGCGCGAGTGAACAGTATCCTTATCCAGCGCTGCCCGCTCGACGTTGATGGTGAAATTGGCCGTGTTCAGTTCCTTTTCGTCCTTGTACAACGTCAATTCAAATGCTGCTCTACCAGCGACTACCGTCATCTGCTGATCGCCTACGACAGTAACGGTATTCCCGTCGATGGTCGCATCTGCGGAGAATCCGTTGCCGTCCGGCTTCGTGCCTCTGATGGCTACCGTGGTACCCTCCTGCACTTCAAATACGCCGTTTCGAGCGAAAAGGTTGAAATTCAGCTCAAAATCTTCGTCATACTGATTCAAAGGGACCTCAGTACGCCGCCCGCCGGGCACCATATCAAGGTCATAAGTATAACTAATCATGTGCGTTGTTTTCCTCCTTTCGGGTTTGTTAAGTTATTTGCTCTACCACGATATGGAAGTTCGCTGAATACAGCTCTTTTCCTCCGTGTGTAAGACAAATCTCATACAAGCCTGTACCCGCCTCGCTCGTGATGTCGACGTTGCCATCGACCGTGACGGTTCTGGCTTGAATGTCAATAGAGGCGTTTTCTTCGATTGAGCCTCCACTCGGTTTTCTGCCGCGTATCTGCGCTGTGGTCCCGCTCTCAATGGTGAGAGCGCCGACACTTGAGAACAATGCAAACACAATGGTGAAATCCGAGTCGTTTTTGTTTAGATGGATTTCGACCGGGGTTTCTCCCGGTGTCATATCCAAATCAAAGGTATGTGTTATCATGCCGTGTTCTCCTCTCCGGGTTTCGGTTCTCCCGTATCCGGGGTGAATCCGGCCTTTTCGTAGTCTTTCATAAAGTCCTCAATGGTGCCGGATTTCTCTGTGGTTTGAGGGCCATTATCCACCTGCTGTATAGAGACACGGGTCATTACATCGTTATCTATACAGCGCTCTTGTACTCTGCTATATACGCACTTCATAATAATTCGCGCCTGCGACGGTGGAATCTGATTCAAGTCGAACTGAGTACAAGCATAGTTGTAGATCATGTTTTCTAATGCTGTGAATTTTTCTCCGATGTCCATATTAGTCCTCCAATCCTAATAGAATGCGCCCCGCGACAGCGTACTCGTTGCTGGCTGGGCCTGCTGCTGATTGAGTTTCCGGGAATGTTGGTCTCTCTATCAAAAAACCTTCCGTAGGGGTAGCTATAAGCGTCTCTACGTCGTTTTCTTCGAGGTAGATAGAGGCACCTTTTCCGAGGTATTCCTCCATCTGGCTATCGCGTGACAAATAAACGCTCCCGTCATTCCATTTTGCAAGATATAAAGACATAAGACCTCCTTATGCTATAAAGATGTTACCATTATTCCGTTTATAAATCGTAGGTTGTTGTTCGTCCAATGCCACTTTTCATCTGAGCTATCCCAATGAAAGTTATTCATATAGGTTATGGTTCCCGTTCCTCCGTTTGTTGATGTGCTGCCAATGTTTGTGCCTTTGTAAACGGCTATAACATCAGTTGTTATACGGAGAATTTCTCCTTGAACTTGCAGGCCGGTCCAATATACGGGATTGCTTTGTGTAGAGTGGTCAATGTCTTTTACCTTTGCCGAAAAGTCAATATATCCATATCGAGTACTGCTATATCCTCCCTCAAGCTGCCCCACTGAGTTCAATCGAGCGTAATAGCCGTTGGAATTTCCACAAAGTATTGTGCCTTTGATGTCGGCGCTGGTCGCTGTAAGCGCTCCGCCTGTGGTGACTTTGAATGTACCGTTGCCGATGTCGATAGAGCCTTTCTTCATCGTAAGGGTACCAGTACTAAGCTCGAATTTGACGTTGTTGTTCGCGTCCGCGAGCGTTCCTGTGGCAATGTAGGAAGCATTGATATATACCCTGTTGTCGGAGAGGTATATGCCCTGCGTCTGGCCGTTATTGGTGAGTCTGTTGAAAACAGACTGCTGATCGAGCGCGTCGTCGAGGTCTTTTGTTGACTGATTACCGGAGGTGAGCGCTGTCGCCAGTACCGGGTCAGAGTAGGTAGTTGAGCCGTCCGCCCAATCAATCTTGCTGCGTGTCCAGTAGTACCGTCCGTTTACCCATGTGGGCTGCGTGTCGCTCCATGAGCCTCCTGCCTGCGAGCTGTTGCTGGTGGATAGATAATACTGCTCTGTGACCTTTTTAACGCCGAGGCCGTCGCCGTTGGCGATGATTCGCGGCGTAGAGTATTGTATAGTTCCGTCCTCCAACGTCATCTTGACGCGCATCCATAGGTGCTTTCCCTGCTCCCACGATGCGTTTGTAGTCCATGTGGAGGGCTGTGTATTGGAATTGGCAGAGTTGCCATACTCAACATCGGTATCTACGACAAGGTCCTCCAAATCGTCCTGTGAGGCGATGGTGGAGGTGCCGACCTTTGTTGTCGCTGCGAGTTTGACCTCGCCGCTCTCCATATCCCAATAGTTGTAGTTGTTCGCATCTTGAATCCTGCCGACCTTTATGACGCTCGCGTCCAGCTCGCCGGTAGTGATGAAGTTGGCCGAGATTTGGCCGTTCATCGTGATCGCGGCTGTGCTCCACGGACCATTGATGCCCGTGCTGGAATAAGCGAGACCGTTCAAGTCCCATTTCCACATCTTTTGCGCTGTCTGGATGTTGTTGGTATCCATTATGAGGATACGCTCCGGGCCGCTGTTCGGGTCCATCACCACATAGCCGTGTGTGGCCTGATTGATGATGTTCGTGACGTTGTCCCGCTCCTGCTCAATCACGCTGTCGATGTTCTGGCGAAGCTGCTCCGCGTGTTGCTTCACGGCCTGCACCTGACTATGGCTTGACGAGGTGTAGGTTTTCTTTATGGCTTGCCCGAACGCGACGGTATCGGTCTCCGGCTGTGTGAGGTGGTATGTTCTCTTGCTGACCTCAAAATACCGGTTCATACCGTGTGACGAGCTGACACAACGCACCTTTGTGTTGATGCGTAACGGCTGTAAATCGTAGCCGAGCGTGTGTAAATCTACTGCCGTAAGGGTAAGTGTCATCTGCTCGTATTGGCCGTCTGTGAGCCATTTCTGGCCCGCTGCTTTGAGGTTCGCCGCGACGGTGATGTCGTCGAAGTTGAGCACCTTGCAGATAAATCCGTACCGCTGGACGGCCGTGGTGATCTGGATGGTATCGCTGCCGTTGTTGACCGACGCGACGGTGAGGTATGCGTCGAGCGCGGCGATTTCTGTCTCCTCCAAAGCTGCGCCGAGGGGAATACAGGCAGTAGCAACCTGCGTGTAGTCTGTGTCCTTAGCGTAGTCCATGAGGTTGTCCCCAAATTGGATAGGCTGGTCCGAAACAGTGTCAACGTCTGCCAAGAGGTCGATGTACCGGGTTCCGTTGGAGACGCGGACGCTCAAGTGACCTCCGAGGCGGTTGATAAGTTTCTCCCCGATACAGTCGAGCGTGGTCTCCCGGTTCGTGTACCTGTAAAGAGAATTGTTATCGTCAACAACCGTGACCGTACCGACTTGAAAGGTCTTGTCGATGGGTCCCTGCCCGGAGACCTGCGTATTATGCTCATTCAGCAGGAGGGTGAGAAAGGCCGTTGGTGAGATGTTATGCAGCTCTCTCCGGGGCTGTATGCTGTCGTAAAGGAACGCCAGCTCACCCTCGCAGGTGAATTTACGGGCGCGGTACATATCCTCACCGTCGTCAATGGGTCTGCCTCTCCAAATCTCCTCCGCGCCGTCGTAGACGCGAATATCAGAGGACAGGCCGACGATTTTATCGAGGTATGGGTGATTGTATGCTACCGTGAATTTGAATGAGCCGGGCTTGTTTGTCTCCGTGTCGAGCTGGTCGTTGTATATTCTCAGCTCGTCAGAGAGAGGGTCGTGTAGCGTGTAGGTTTTCCCGCCGTAAAGGCAGGTCACTTTATACATTACTGAATCCCCCTCTCATACGTCACTCGCACTGTTCCGGTTCCGGTGAATGAGAGGCTGTTATTACCTTTGGCAATATGGATTTCCCGGATGACGTTGTTGCCGCTGGCGAGCTGGTAGGTGTTCCCTCCGAACGTAAGCGACATCGCGGCTGAAACATTGATCGTCACAGTCCCGTTGTAATCCTTGCCGACGCAAAAGATTGTTCCGGTGCCTCCGCTGACGGTCCCGGTCTGTGTGTACTCCTCTAACTTGTAGGGGAATGCGTCGTCACACTTGATGACGATGGTAGAGCTAACCTCGTTGGTCTTATCTGCGTCAATGGTAAATCTGCCCTTGTAATACCAGTCAGGGTCAGTGCTGAATACCACTTTGCTCTCCGTCCCGTTGAATAGAGCCAACAGGTTAGAGAGCAGGGTGTGAAAGTCGGGGTACGGATTGTTCCGTACATGGAACTCCGCCGTGACCGGGCGGGTAGTGTAGTTCACTTTCCCGTTGAGCGCGAGCGTAGCGTCCAGTTTGCCCGGTCTGCCCGGTACGGCTATCAGGTTCAAGAGAGGAGCCGGGGTACCGACGCTGTACTCCGTCAGGCCCAGCCCGTATGTAGTATCAAGGTTTGTCCCGTTGATAGTCACATAAGCTCTACTCATAGTCAGTTACCCCTCCCTCTGTTGTTTTCTCTGCTGTCAATCTTGTACATCTCGTGATTGACCGCCGGTGTGACTTTCTCGGCAACCATTTCGCTGTCGAGATACATCTCTGAATGTAATTCGAGGGTTCTGTCTCCCTCAAGTGTGCCGGTGACCGTTACCTCGGTCTTGCTCCGGCGTTCTTCGGCTGCTCGCTCGTATTCCTGTCGGCCGGTCTTTTCGTAGCTGATCTTGCCGGTTTCTACCTTGACTGTGGTACGCATCTCTCTGGCAACCTGCTCCGCGACGCTCTTCGAGACGCCGTTTATCCACTCGGTATTGCGTTTCAATGGTATGACAGCTTCGGGGCCGTTTTCACCAACTATTGCCGGTGTAGGTTTATTTACCACACCGCCGTTCGCAAGATAATCAATATGGCTTAGGTCAAATCCCCAATGCTGGCCGCCGATTCCGGGTACCCAATCAGGAATATCAATGGCTATACAGTTCAGTCCGTCGATAATCGTGTTGACGGCTCCGATTATCCAGTTGATAGGTGTTTTTATGACATTCCAAATGCCCTGCCAAAGGTTACTGAACCATTCTTTTATGCCGTTCCAAGCGTTTTTCACGCCGCTGACCGCACTATTCCAAATATTACTGAACCATTCACCAACACCCTTGAAAATGCCAACAATACCGTCCCAAATGCCTTGGAAAAAGCCTGTTACACTTTCCCAAATGCTCTTGATACCGTTCCAAGCACCTTCAAAAACGCCCTTGAACCAGTCGCCTACGCCTTTGAACACATTGCATATACCGTCCCAAATACCGCTAAAGAATCCGCTAATCTTATCCCATAGCCACTGACCGAAATTAGAGATACCTTCCCAAAGTCCTTTAATCATGTTACCGCCAAGCTCTACAAACTTGCCAACCAACGAACCAAATTTAGAGCAAATTTTTTCGACGATTTCAGGGATTTTTTGAATCAAACTTGAAATAATGCGCGGGGTTTCCTCCGCGATTTTTACATTCATTTCAATTAGTCCATCAATCATCTTTTCAAGATTATCGGGGTCTAACAGAGTATCAACAAGAGTTTCGATTATATCGGGGATAGCTTCTACAAGTGCCAAAATGATTTCAGGCAAATGTAAAATCAATTCCATAACCAACTGAATCAATCCGAGAATCAGTTGCGGCAATGCTTCCATCAATCCAGTAATTACCGCCGTGATAATCTGCGGCAATGCTTCGATTAACGCCTTGATGATTTCCGGCAGAGCTTCCACCAAGCCGAGTACAAGGTCAACTACGCCTTGAATCAGGTCCGGTAAGCAGCCCAAAATCCCCTCGATTAAAGACTTAATCAGGTCGGGGAGCGCGGCCACGATAGCCTTGATAATATCCGGTAGGGCTTTCACCAGAGACTTAATCACTCTCGGGATTGCCTTGCACAATCCCATGAAGAGCTTGACTCCTGCGTCGATAATTTTCGGCAGGTTCTTTATGAGTAGGTCACATACCTTCTTAATCAGCTCCGGGAGTACCGCTAAAATCTTGTCTATGACGACCGGTATCGCATCCACCAGCGCGGAGAACACCTCTATGGCTGCGTCTATCAGCTCCGGAAGCGCTTCCATAAGCCCGTCAATAAAGGCCATTATCAACTCTATGGCTGCGTCCACTATTTTTGGCAGGTTGGCGACAAGTTTCTTAGCCAGCTCGCCTATAATGCGAACGGCTGCGGGTAGCAATTTCGGAAGCGCTTCCGAAATACCGTCAATGATGTTCAATATGACATCAATACCCGTTTGCAGTATCTCCGGTAGGTGGTCCTCAAGCGCAAGAACAAGCTGCGTTATGAGGGTGACCGCTGTGGTCCAAAGGTCTCCTGCACAAGAGAGGATCCCGTTTGCGAGAGCGGTGACAAGTTCTGCCGCGCTCTCTGCGAGTCCGTCTGCGTTTTTAAGCCCCTCGCAGAACGAATGAACAAGGCTCACGGCCATGTTGATGACTTTAGGGGCTGCCTGCGCTATCTTCGTAACGACCTGTGAAAGAACGTCGCCGACAGCGCTTACAAGGCCGTCAAATCCGCCTTTATCAAATGCCTCGGTGAGCTGCTGAACCATGCCCTGAGCGGTCTTAACGACATCCTTGAGCGGGTTATCCACAGACTGGTAAATCTTGATGCCGAAGCCCTCAAGTCCTGATTTAAGGATAGTCAGCTGACCTTGCAGGTTGTCTACCTGCTTCTCTGCCATCTGCTGTGCGGCGCTGAATCCAGTCGTTTCGTCGGTGCTGTTAGCAATAGCGGTTGTGAGTTTATTGTAATCCTCCTCCGAGGCGTTCACGATAGCCAAAAGGCCAGACATACCTTCCTGTCCGGCTATCATCGAGGCGTATTGCGCCTTTTCTGCGTCCGTGCATTTTGCAAACGACGTCCGCATTTCACCCATAAGGGTGTTAAGGTCTTTTACGTTGCCCTGTTCGTCGGTAAGTGAGATACCGAGGGCATCCATCGCTGTCTGTGTTTCTTTAGTCGGCTTAGCCAGTCGCGTAAACGTAGACCGGAGTGCCGTACCTGCCTGAGAGCCTTTAATACCAGCGTTCGCCATCAGGCCTATGGCCGTGGCGCAATCCTCCGCTGAAAAGCCCAATGAGCCAGCTACAGGTGCGACATATTTGAACGTTTCGCCCATGAGGCCGACGTTCGTGTTGGCGTTTGACGAGGCTGCGGCGAGAATGTCCGCGAAGTGGCCCGAATCCTGCGCCGAAAGACCGAACGCGGTCAGCGCGTCGGTAACAATATCGGAGGTTGTTGCAAGGTCCTCGCCAGACGCCGCTGCGAGGTTCATAATGCCCTCGATACCTCCGAGCATATCCTCCGTTTTCCAACCGGCCATAGCCATGTATGAGAACGCATCCGCGCTCTCTGAGGCACTGAACTTCGTCTTTGCGCCCATCTCCTGCGCTTTGGCCGTCAGTTTATCGAGGTCTCCGCCGGTAGCTCCCGAAATTGCAGCGACGTTACTCATGGAGGCCTCGAAGTCCGAGCCTACCTTTACCGCTGCCGTTCCGAGTCCTACGATTGCCGTCGATGCTCCGCCGATTATGGCGGTCGTCGTTTTTATTGCTCCGCTCGCGAGGCTGCCTATTTTGCCGACACCTTTTTCAAAGCCGGATTCATCGACTTTGGTGTCAAATTTTAGAGTGCCATCATAGCCCAAATGTCTGCACCTCACTTTCATGCGGCAAACAGAAACTATCGGCTCATAATGGCACTACTTAAACTGCTGTTTTCCCTGTTTTATGTGTACTTCAAAAACGTGCTTACAGTGTCGCCCTTTGCAGGCGACGTGAATACCCTTGCACTCTGCGTCCGGGTCATAGAACACTGGCATCCTATAACCACAGCGCGGGCATTCCACCTGTGTCTTTTCCTGTCTTTTCTTATCCATTCCCAGCCTCCTTGTAGCCGAGAAGTTTATCAACGTCGCCGCCGTTCATCAGAGCGTCCGCGAGGGCGTTGGTCCTTTGCAGCTCTTTCTCTGAAATTGGTAGAGCGTGTACGGCTTTCATCTTGTGCAGGAACGCCTTTTCTGACTTCGACATATCACTGGTAATGCGGGCTTTTCTGTATCCCATAATCTTTGCAAATACGCAGTTAGGGTCGAGCCCTTTGAACATCGCCCGAAATTCCCACCAGTGCATATATTCAACCTCAGTCAGATTGATGTTGTACTGCCTACGGAACTCCGCGTAGATATATTCGTCGTCATAGTCAAAGGAATACGCCGGGTCTATGTCGTCGGCATCGTCCGGTTCCTGTTCCTCCTCTGATTTATCATCGGTCGATTCGTTGCCGTCGGTGCTCTCGCTACCGGGTTTCCGTTCTTTGTCGGGTCTCCCACATAGGTAAAACCATGTAATGGCCTTGAATATATCCATCAGGTCCTCGTCCTCCGGGTAATCGTCCGGGAAGTAAAGGGCTACGGCTTTATTTATCTTTTCGACGTCGTCCACTTCATCGTCCTGCATAAGAAGCTCAAAAAGAATAGAGGCACGAAAGTCCGTGTTGATCTCGTACTCCGTGCCTCCAATCATTACCGTTTCCGGCGGCCTGTCTATCAGCAGGTTCACTTATCTGCGCTTCTTGCCGCGCTTTTTACCATGAGTAAACTGCTGGCGGCGCTGCTCTCTGTTCTGAATCCTGCCGACACCGTACTTGTCGGAGATAGAGGCAAGTTCTTCTTTCGCGTCGTTGCTTGCAGCGCTTACCCTTGCAAACGCATCAGCTCTGATGCGGAAGTTGTTACCGCCGCCGAAAAGTTTCTCAGCGGTACCGGCTCCAAACAGCTTATCGAAGAACTCTTCGATATATCGGCACTGCTTTCTCAGCGCGTCTGCCGTACTGATACCCTGATATTGTGTCGGCTCCTTGATTTTCTCAACAATCTCATTGTTGAGGTCCTGATACTTTTCCAGAACATCTGCGTCAAGCAGGTCCAGCTCAAGGTCGATACCGTTGATGTTAATAATGCTCATTGATACTTACCTCCATAAAATCAAGCTGCGGGCGTAAATGTCTTGGTGCTCGTGTTGAACGTACCGAGAACGGGATCGCCTACAGCGTTCATGCTGCCAGAAATAGTCTGCTTCTTTTCTCCGGTGAAGGACGAGACCTCCACAGAGACGATGAACTTTCTGGCCTCATAGGTGTTTGCGGAAGCTCTGTTCCACAGCTCTACGCGGCAATACTCGCGCTCTGCATCTTCGCCGATGTAGTGATTTCGAGCGATGGTGTAGATGTCGTTGATAGCCTCCTGCTCCATGATCTGGTCCGCCTCAAAGGGGAACTTGGTCTCGTAGCTGACTACCTCGGAACTTGCCGACTTCTCGTTGACGTACTTGACGCTCTCGGACTGCGCTCCGGGTTCCTCGTCAAGAGTAGTGAAGCCGGTTCCCATAAGCACCCAATTAGGTGTTGCGGTCGTGCCGATATTGAGAAAATCGGCGTACTCATGCCTCTTGAGCACTTTACGATTGTTTGCCATAATCAAACCTCCTTATAGTAATCAAGTTGTAATTGAATCTGGTACCGTGCGTTTTTCATGGCTCCATCATAGATGTAGCCCGGAGACAGCACGGTCAAGGCTCTCGGATAACATTTCTCTGGCATCTCCGGGTAGTTTTCCGCTCTGTCCTGCGCCTCCACCCATTCAGCGAAATCCTCGTAAAAGGCGCTGACCTCGATGTTTTGCAGGCGGTCAAGCGAATAGTATTCCCGGCTGCTGAAATTGAACTGATAAATCCGCTCCGTGTCTCCGTTGACGTATGTGTTGACAACAGGGTTGAATACACCTGTCTCGATGGTGTACTCTACACCCTTGTCGCCCAACGCATTCACGCGAAATGCTCCGTCTTTCAGCAACGGGCATTGCATAAAGAAATTAACGATTCCTTCAATGATTGAATTAGCCATATTACACCTTTTTAGCCCCTTCCAAAATAGCCTGCTTATGCGCGACTTTCATGCGCTCGAACCACTTGGCTCCTCGGTTCGCGTCGTAGGGTCGCGTCTCAGCAGTATCGTAGTATTGATGTGGTCCATACGGAGCGAGATACTTAATCTCGCCGCTGCCGATTCTCGTCCCCAGCTTTCCTGAGTTGATGAGGTTGCCGGTTTTCTTAGGTGTTAGAGGGTCGTTGTACCGCAACACCTCACTGTCAACAAACTTCTGAGCCCTTGAAAACTGTGCGCTACGGTTCTGTGCGAAAGATGGATGCCATTTGAGGCCGCCGCTGTTTTTTGGCTGCTTGATAGCCATATCAAGCACCTCCAATTCGCCAGTGCTTTACCATAGCGCTCCCGCGCAGCGTGTTGTCCGAGTAGTCTACAATACGAATAAGCTCTTTTTGGAAGCCGATGGAGTCCGCCATTTCTTCCGCCTGTTGCATAGTAACCGCACCAGTCTCGAACACGGAAGTATTGACATCCTCAAAGCCGGTCGCACTCACAATAATCATGTCCTCGGTGTGGAGCGTCCAATAGGCTGCCGCCTCCTCCACCGTCAGTGCGTCATAGTGCGTTTCCGGGAGGTAGGTCCGCCCGCCCTGCACACGCGCCTTGATCGGGACGCGAATTTTGAACGCCTCTGAATCCTCGTGGAATACTCCGTCGCGGGACGACTGCCGATTATCGTAGATAGAGACACCAGAAATCTGTGTAGTTATGTACACATCTCTCCGGGTCTCTTTGTCCAGCTTCTTATTGAGGAGAATAATGTCGCGGTCAGCACAAATCATGCCAGTGCGGAACTCCTCTGTACATTAGACCGGTGACCGCGAGATATGTGCGGATCGTCGCCCTGACTTCACGCTGCTGCGCTGCGTTCCCTCCGGTGTCTCGGTAACTGACTGAATAGCCGTCGTTACTCTCCGAGGTAATGCTGCCGCCCTCCGCTGTTGTATCGAAGTGGTGAAGCTGCTCCGCCACGTCGCACATCGCGTCGCGTACTGCGTCCGGGATTTCTCCGTCTGACAGTTTCGAGAGCCTGCCAAACGTCACATGGTCTATTTCTGCCGAGGCTCTTTTGGCGTATCTGGGGAACTCCTGCTCCGTGAGCGCGGACCCGCCGTACACCGTGGTGTAATACTCGTATGTAGCGTATGACATACGAACACCTCCTCGGTATTATTTCTTCTTGGCTGTGCCTTTGCCTTTAGGCTTGCCATCCGCCTTGCCGGTGTCCGCTGCGGGTGTCTCCTCAGCCGGTTTCTCCGGCTCCTGCGTGGGTTCATCTGCCTTGCCGGGTTTCTGCTGGCTCAACAGCAGGTCCTTTTCAGCGAGCTGCTGCTTGAGCTTCTGATTCTCCTTACGGAGGGCCGCGATGGTCGCGTCCTTATCCTCCGGCGCGTAGATGGTCTTACCGTTTTCGTCGGTAATGATATAGCCGAGTTTCTCGTATTCCTTAGCCTTTTCGTCAGGAATACGAACAACACGGTTTTTCTTCCTTGCTCTAAGCATGGTGTGTCCTCCTTTGAGAGTTGCGCCCGCCGAGAGATTATCTCAGCGGGCTATTTGTTCTTACTGCTCTCTGCTTTTATCAGCCGGTGCCACCGGTGCCAGCGTTAGACGTAGCTGCCTTAACATTGAACGCGATGGCATCCTTGCGGTGAGGCAGGACGAATACGTCCTCAAAGCTCTCCTCGAAGTAGTCCCACTTACCCTGCGAACCTGCGGAGGGCGGGTCGAGCTGCGCGAACTCGTAGCTGATGGGAGTGATGACCGCCTGCGGATGAACGAGGAACATATTGATCTGCTGCGCGTTTTCGTCGACGGCCCAGCCCTCGGTGAAGTCGTACAGAGTTTTCATCATATCGGGCGGGACGGAAGCGGGAATTTCCACATCGTCGATAGAGGTGATACCGCGCTTGATCGCGCTCGACGCGGTGTTGAGGTCGATGTGGCGGTAAATCTGCTTCGCGTTGTTGATAAGGGTGCGGACCTCCGGGGTGACGTAGAGAATACGGCCCTGACGGGGTACTCTCCTTTCGTCCATCTCCTGCATCATCTGGTCGAACACTTCGAGCACGTTCTCGTCAGTGAGAACAGTGGTATCGGGAGTGCGAGCGCCTGCTCCACTGCCGCACCAGTCGGCAAAGACCTTAGAGATGAGGTATGCGTTCATCTCAGGGAACTTCTGCGTGTCGTTGAACACGCGGGTGATGTTCGCGATGGTCGCAACCTGATTGGTCTCGTCAACGTCACGAGGATGGACGAGAGTCTGCCACGTTCTGTGGTTCTCAAGGGTCAGCGGGGTCCAGTCGTTGTTGTAGTTGCGCTTGCGAGTACCGATGGTATCGCGGCTGCCGTCAACACGGCCGGTGGTCTCGATGTGAGGGATTTCGATTACGCGGGAATTTACCCAGCGGAATCTGCCGTTGTTAGGCGCTGCAAACAGAGCGCCGAAGTACAGCACATAAGGGAACTCCTGTTCCAGTGCCGAAAGATATTCAGTTGCATAGTTAAGAACTGCCATGATTTAATCCTCCTGATTTAGTATTATTTTTTCTCAGGCTCGCGGATATGGGTGAATCCGAAGTTGAATTTGGGAGCGTTTCCGCCGGTCTCTACGCCGCCGTTCGTACCCGCCGAGAATTTCGGCTTGTTCTGTCCGGTGTAGATGTTGCCGGTAGTGCTCTGGTAGCCCTGCTGGCCGCCTGTGCCGCCATTGTTGCCGCCGTTGCCTCCTTTACCATTGTCTCCGTCTTTGCCGTCTCCTGAGCTTTCCTGCGCCTTAAAAGCGCCTTTGTAGTCCTCATTATTCATGAGGGATTCCATGAACTCTTTGCCGCCGATGATGTTGCCGTCCTCGACCTTGAGGCCTTTCGCTCTCAGCTCCGCGAGTACGCCGTTACGGGCGGCCTTGCTGGTGAACTGATAGCCGGACATAAACATCTCCTCTGCATGGGAACGAGCCTGCGCTGCGAGCTGGTCCTTGAGCTGCTGCGTGTCAGTGTTGTACTTCGTTTCCCAATCGGTGACTTTCTTCTTGATACCCTCGACGTCCTGACCTTCAAATCCCTTGATGGTCTCGTTAGCTGCGGTGAGCTGCGCCTGCACACCTTTCAGCTCTGTCTCTTTCGCGGAGTATTTGTCTGCGCTGACATATCCGCCGTCCTTGAGGTTGACGATGCTGAGGTTCTTATCTGCCTCAATCGCCGCGACCAGCTCCTCCGCTGTCATCGCTCTGGGCTGTTCGCCCTCTTTCGGGGTGCCAAAAAGTTTTCTCAGAAATTCATAAGCCATTGTGTAATCCTCTCTTTCGCTGATTTAGTTTATATCCCGGTTCACTCCGGGTCTGCTATTGACCGTTTATATCCCCGGCCACAAGGGACACGAGAGTTTATATCCCGTCTCGCAAGGGAGCCGATGCAGTTTATATGCCGTGCGTCAGGGCAGAAAAAAGGGCCTCAACACCTGTTGTTTGGTGCTGGGCCATTGAATTACGCCACAACGGACGCGAGATGCGCCGAGGTAGCGTTTTTGTCTGCTGGGTATATCTTTTCCCATACACGCCCAAAAAGGCAAATGAGCGCCATTCTGGCCGCTTCTCAGGGATGTCCACGAGCAGTCATATAGATTACCTCCTCCTTAGCTGTCTATCTGCCGCATACCGCGCTCGCTGCGCGGTTGATTGATTCCACGACACAATCCGGCCGCTACTGTCCTTTATGGCCGCGACTCCGGTCCGTGTGTTGTCCGGGGTGTGTCGTGTCTGTTTGCATAAATCGTTGTATTTTGCTTTCTGCTTTCTCAGTTTCACGCTCGACCGGTCAAATTCATCTTGAAGTGCTGATCTGACCGCGATGTCGTCCGTAGCGTCAATAGCTGCCCTGTATCCGGCCAACTCTCTCTTGGTACTGCGTATATCGCGCTCTTTCTGTCTCATAAGCTGCGACACGTCGTATTCCGTGAGGTCGTCGCCGTTGTAGTGGTATTTCGGTTCGTTGTAGCCGTCCAGCATTTCCTTGGTGTAGGCGGGCATCGAAATACCCGGCCAGTAGGGATAGAAGCTGTGTCGGCAATTCCAGCCGCACAGTCCATCCCCGGAACCGTAGCCGGTGCTGTCCTCAAAATTTGGATAGTTTGCGGTCGCGCCCTCGATTTTGAATACACGGCCTTGCCATACTGCGTGTGACGGTCGCGCTCCGGCGTGTGCTGAGGTCTCGTAGTATTCGCACCCCATATCCGCCGCGTATATCTCGGTGAGCTTTGCCGCCGTCTGATTGAGGCCTGTGAGTACCGAACGTCTGACGGCCACATCGAGGTGATCGCGATGACCAGATAGGAAGGAGACGTAGTTGCCGTCGATGGCCGCCGCCTTGATCGCTTCCTTGATAGCCTGATCGTAGCTGAACGCTCCCGACTGCACCTGCATAAATGCCGTGTTTGCGGCTTCTAAGTAGGCATTTGTCGCCGTTGTCCCGGTCGTCATCGTCAGGTTCCTGAGATCCCCGTTGGTCTTTGCGATGTTCGCCTCAAGTATCTGTTCCATCTGCCGGGAGAGGTGTACCTCCGTCTGCTTGCCTGCCAATATCAGCGGGCGAGCGTCGTTTTTCAAGCCGATTATTCCCGCCTCGTTGAAAAGGCTCTGGACCTCCGTCTCGGATAATCCAGAAACAGCAGCAACCTGTTCCGTGACTTCTGACAGCAGCATTCCTGACTGCTGTACCTTGTCAATCTGGTGTTCTGCTGTCGGTGTGATGCCGCCGGTCTTGACAATCCTACGGGCTATGTCCGCGATAATCGACCGGTCAAGCTCGTCATACAGTCCCAAAATGTAGTCGGCACAATGGGCGAGATAGTCGGGTGTCAGCATATTGTGACCTCCTTACTCCTCCTCCGGGAACTGTGGTGATTGCTGAGGGATGTATTCGAGCGCCTGCTCCTCCGAACAGCCGAAGTACCAAGCATAGAATTTTTCCAGCTTCATTTTTCCAGCCATAACCATGTTCCATCTGCGCTGATACTCAACATCTGTGTCCTCCAAGATGCCGTCGCCCCATGTGACGGTCTTTTCTACCGCTCCATCGGGGACAAGCTCGTAGAGGTCACATATCGCATTGAGAACGTACATGAGTTTTTCGATACCGTCGTCCCAAGCTGTCTGCATGGCGTGAACGGTTCTGTAGCTGCGCTGCTTTGAGTTTTTGATCTCGGTAGCTGTGCGCTCTACTGCGGAGGCTCCCGGCGCATCTGAAATCGTGCCGTAGGCAAGGCCGCACTGGAACTCAATATTACGGTAGATTTTCGACAAGCCGTTGAACATTGACTCGTCACGAATCTCCGGGCTGTACGGTGTAATAAATCCTGCCTTTTCTCCGCCGCCGTTGCCGATGTCGTAGGTACGGTACAGTCTCTCTTTGCCCTTTGGTAATATCGGGTTGCCTCTGCGGTCCGTGGTAAAGAGGGTTTCATCTGCGTCGATGGCCGCCTCTTTAGCCTCATATTCCCATATAATCCGGCTGTACTGTTCGTCTGCGTCCTGTATAGACTCTCTGGCTCTGGCGAACACGCTGGCTCCGAGTGGGGAGTGAGGGTCGATGTTGTTGGCGCGGGGGTTCTTGATATAGACAAAGAACGGTTTTTCGATGTCATCAAGCTCTACAACCGGGTCAATGCCTTTCCAGTCATCGACCTGTTCCAGCGAAATCTCCTGCATAAAGGGATGTTCGACACTGATCTGGTCGTCCTCCGTCGTCATGGTGTTCAGTCTCTCGCTGCGGAACGCCTTATTGACGATGGTGTAGTGTGTACCCACCAGAGAATGATATTCAAGGCGGGTATAAACGTAGTCCCCGATGCGCTTCGTATCAACGAATACCGCGCCGGTGACTTCCTTATTGCTGTCAAAAGCTGTGGGGTAGAACCGGTTCGCGTGTACTACGTCGATTTCGATGTGGTCCGGCTCTCCTGTTACCTCGTCAGCTCCGGCCGCGTAGGGCTTCAATACAATGCCGCCGAGCGCACAGTACATCTCGACGATATTACCCATATTGTCGAGGGTTCCTTGCATCTGCTCTTTGATGAAGTTGGCTCTCTCGCTGCCCTCGATTTCAATATCGAACTCCGTCAGCACAAGACGGGCCATCTCCTCGGCAATTCCGGCCGAAAGATTAAGGCCTTTTACGTTTGCCTCGCCTCCAAGCCATTCCGGTGTGTTCTTATACATCATGAGCCAAAGCTGTATGGCATTATCCATAACGCCAGACGTGGCAATCTGCACATTCAGCTTTTTCTCAAGGTTCTGTTTAGGTAGCATCCTCCCTGTAAACCTCCTTATCCAATCAATAAATGCCATTTCTTGTGTTCACCTCCCAAGCGGCTCCATTCAGTAGTTTTGTGATCCTGCGCTCGAAGGTGTACTCAAAAGCGTCCAGCGTATCAATGTCGGATGTTCCGTCATCAAGGCGCTCAAGCTCGATTTTTTTCGGGTTCCACACGGCCATGCTGATAGCCTCCTCGAATGTCTCACATTCCTCCGTGTAGAGTATCCGGCCCTGCGCCGCGAGTGATGTCACGGTTCGTATGCGTCCGATGATCTCGCTCTTTCTCGCGTTATCGACCTTCGTGCTGCCGTAGTTGGCTTTATTGAGGGCGTTCCTGATACCTCGGATTAACACCTGCTCTGCGCTATCCGCGTAAATCTTGGTGATGAATCCGTAGTCTCTCATTATTCCCTCAAAGAATTTCAAGAAAAGCGCACTAAGTACGTCCGGGTCGATGTCGTCAAGCCGTCGCCCGGTGTCCGGGTCGCGCTCTCCCTCGACGTAACGCTTAGTACGCAATACAATGAGCTTTTGATAGCCCTCGGTCATGCCTGTTGCAACAAAGGCGTGACCGGAGCCGTTGCCTCCAAAGTCAATACCGACGTTTATCTCGTGAATTACCTCTCTGCCGTCTATCTGAATGGGGCTGAGGCTGGCGCGAGCCATTTCCTGCGCCTTTTCTGCCGGGATAAAGAATCGTTTATCATTGGCTGCTATGCTGGTAGCAATTTTGGGATATATCAGGCCCTCCGCGATGGTCCTCTGGCCTAAGATGTCTCTTATGTACCAGATACTACCCTCGTCATACTGGCTGATGATCTCCTCTAACCTGCCGGGCGGTATATTCGCATTCTGAAAGATGTCGAAATGCCTGTAATTATACCCGCCTTTGAGGGTCCCGGCTTTCGCCTTTGAGGCATACACGTCGAGGTAGTTCGCGTATATCGGTGCCTTTGGGTGCTCCGGGTTGAGGTCCCAAAATATCTTTCTGTTCACCGCCGCGAGTTGGCGGTTGAACGCCTCTTTTATGAAATTGTCGTGATGGAGGTTGATCTCCGTCGCAATCCACATACCGTAGGAGTTGCCTCGGATAGCCTTGAAGCTGTCCGCCTTGAAAGAGCCTGCGAAAATGACAATACGCTGCCGAAAGTTGGTATCCGGGCCTTGTATGATAAGCGCCTCCATACCCTTGTACTTACCCCAGCGGCACTGTCCTCTGAATATCCATTCAAGGCCGAAGCCGTTAGCGTCTCCAATGTTCATCTTGGCGTTACCAAGCGTAGAGCCGGACGCGAGGTGTATCTTGTCCGGTGTCCGTTTTAGCTCGTGTGCAAAGGCAAATACGTTGTCGATGGTCTTACCAGAACGGACGGCTCCCTCAAGGATGTTATAGGTGCATCGGCGGCACTCTCTGATATATTCCTTGTGTGCCTCTCCGAAGTTATACGGGATGGTCTTGCGACGGTTCAGCTCCGAAAGTCGTACAATCCTTACCCGTTTAGCCGTCTCCATAAATCTCCCTCTCGATATCGTCCATGTTCTCGATTTCCATTTCGTAGACTACATCGTCTTTCTCGCTTTCCGTAGGTTCGCGGTTTAGGCGTTCGAGGTCGGTTGCCATCTTGATATATTCCTTGATGTCTTTCGGGGACATTTTCTCGACTGATAATCCATTTAAGGCAGCAAGGGCTTTTTTCTGCAGTTGCAAGGCAATTTGAATGTGCCGGGAAGTCATATCTTTACGGTCTTTTACGGCCTTTTCTTTAGCTGCTCGTTCAAGCTCGTTATCATACTCCCGTACACGTTCAATCCAGTTCCAGCGTTCTTTCCAGCGGTCGATTAAACTTCTACTTTTTTGCAACTTTTTTACCACCGCTGAGATGGTCCGTTTTTCGCCCAAATCACGATAGGCGGCAAACGCCTCGAATGCCTTTTCGCTTTCGCCCTTTTGACGTTCCCACGGTTTATTATCAGTCCATTCTGGCATTGTCCTCCTCTCCTTATCTCTTTTCCGGCTCCGCTCCCACAATCCACATCAATGCGTTACGGGTGTTCAGTCCGTGGTCAAGGATGTATTTCATGGTCTTTGCCTCATAATGGGGATGTAGTTTAACGCCTCCTACCCGGAGAAGCTGCCTTTTCTCGTAGGCAAATCCTCTGGTATGAAATAGGTCATGGTAGATAAATTCCCGGCTCACGCCGAATCGCCGCAGGGTAGCCCTGACTTTCTCCTGCCTGTCAAAAGCTGTGGCTATGAGGTGTACGTTCCGCACCTGCTTTCCGTACTTCTCAAGGCCGATTATCACTCCGCTCGCTGTAATTCCGCTGCCGCAGGTGATATACAGGTCGTCGAGTCCGTCCGGGATGTTCTGTACCTGTTCTGCAACAGCGCCGAGTAATACCTCTCCGAAATCATCGAGGTTAATCCCGTACTGCACGACGAAATATTTTCTTGCCGCTGCTATGGCTTCCACCCTCGCTTTGAGGACGTTATGCCTGCCGCTGGCCGCGACGACTTCAACCGTTGCCCCATAGCTCATTGAGAGCCGAGGCATCCGCCGGGTCGCTATGGAGGTCTTGCTCGCTCCTCCGTAGGCTACAAGGCAGGGCAGTCCAAAGTGTCTGGCCGCCGCTGCTGTTATCGGGCCTTGAGGCGAATGTATCGAGCAATATGTCGCCACTCCTGCAATACCGGGATCCCGCTGCTGCGCGGTCTCTATCAGCATTACACACTGGCGTAGTTTCCCTCCGTTGACTCCTCCCGCGCCGAATGGGGCGTATAGGTCGTCACGTTTGAAAAGCATACCGGCGATTTCTTGTACTGGCGTGAGGTCATGGGTCGTCATTCTTCCAGACCGAAAAGGCGTTTATAATAATCGGTCTTTCCGGCCAGCTCCTCTTGCATAAGGCCGTAGAAAGACTGGTTATTTATCTTTTTGTTGATACCTGCAACCTGATTGAGAGACTGGAAGCAGCCGCCAGTACCAATCTGCTTCATATTCTCGGTAGGCTCCGGGTTCTGCCCGTTCATCAGCATACACAGGTTGTAGTCATTCCCCTTGAAGCCGTCCAATCCGTCGATACCGCAACAGCAAGTGCTGTCGCCCATCATACGGAGTCGATTCTCTCCTGAGTAGAACTTTATGCCGCTCCGGTGCGCCTCTGCTTTGATATTCTCAAAGTCTCTGCGAAGGACGTGAAGCGGGTAACAGTTGTCTCCGCCGATTTTCACCATGCCGGGCTTCGCCTTGTAGAATTTCATACCCTCTACGACTATGCCGTACACGCCTGCCTCCGCCAGCCGGGGAATGTTCTTCATTACGTCTCTGAACACCTCTGGCATATAGGGCTGTATGCGTACAATGACGCGCTGGACGCGGGGTGCAATCTTCCTCACGATTTCCAGACGCTCCTCGTATGTCGGTGTTCCGGGTTCGAGCTGGTCGTACTTACTGCATACCATGCTGATCTGCACGACACAGTTACAGCGCTCAAGTAGGCTGAGGTAATCCTCCTCCGCCACGAGCTTGCCCTTTGTGCTTACCACGAACGGGTAGCGTGTCTCTGCCAGCAGCTTCAAACACTCGTAGCTGGCTCTGACGTTCTTTTCGATGGGCTGGAATGGGTCGCTCATGCCTCCCCAATGAATGGGTATGTTCCAGTCGCACCATGCTGTTTCCCGGCCGCGCTTGCCCTCGATGAATGACCGCAGGGCCTCGACCGTTTCGTCGCGCTGTATCTTGGCGATATTCGCCTTTTTCTGCGCGAAACAATATTTACACCCGTGACTGCATCCCTTGTAGGTGTCAAAGCGGATGGGGAGGTTGCAGAGGATGACCTGACTGCCACATTTGCATCCCATGTCAAATCTCTCCTTTCACTTTCTGTAAAATGACCTCCACAAGGCTCTCTTTGCCGTAGTCCTTGACGTATTCCTTTAGGTCCTCCTGATCTGCCTTGCTGAACGTGAGGCTTACATTAAACAGCTCCTCGATGGCCGCGAGTTCATCCTCGACGGTCCCTGTGTCGATTAAGCTGTCAATATCGTTGGTAAGGCTGTCTATCTCAGCCTGTGAAAAGCCGGTGAGGGTCGCGTCCTCTCCCAGCTCTGCAAGAAGCTCGCCGAGCTTTTCTTCATCCCAGCCGCCCTCTACTTTGTTGAGCGCGACGTTGAGCTGCTTTTCCTGCGTCTCGTCAAGGTCTACCACAGATACATCGACCTCCGTTTCTCCCTCATTCTCCAACACAGTGAGGCGCTGATGGCCGCCCACGACTCTGTTGGTCCGTTCATTCCAAATGACCGGGATAATCAGGCCGTATGCCTTTATGCTCCGGCGGAGGTTTTCGTACTCCGTGTCGCCGGGCATAAGGTCTACGCGGGGATTGTAGGTTGCTCTGTCCATCTCTCGGATTTTCTTCCTGATGATCTCCATTACAGTACCCCCTTAACCTTGTTGATGACTGCGGTCGCCAGCTCCGCTTTGGCGTTCTCCGTTTTCTGCATATACTCCTCTATGCGGGTCCGGGCCTCTCCGGGGAATGTGAACGTCATTACGAATGTCTCCCGTTCTTTCCCGGAGTCGTAGTCACTGAAATCCTCCTCCATAAGGTCCTTGATGTGGTCATACTGCATGAGGAGGCTCTGCAGCTCCCAATCCTCAAATCCGGTGAGGTCCATCTCACCAGCGTCGTCAAGCTCCTGCAACAGGTCCGCCAGTCTACCGATGTCCCAGCGGCCTTTTACCTTATTCAGCAGGACGTTGAGGATTTTCTCGTCCTGTCTCCTCAACGTGGATAACTACACACTCGATGTCGGTCTCTCCGGCCTCCAACAGTACCTTGAGTCTCTGGTGTCCTCCGACGATTGTTCCGGTGGTTTCGTTCCAGATGATAGGCTCGACATATCCGAATGCCTCTATGCTATTTTTGAGCTTCTGATACTCTGCATCCTCCGGCTGTAAATCTTTCCGGGGATTATAGTCTGCCGGGTGCAGCTCTGTCGCTTTGAGCGTCCTTATCTCCATGTAGATTATCCTTTCTGTCCCATTTCGGGGCGTTTTATTGTAAAAAAAGAGCCTCCCCTCTGCATATAGGGGAAGCTCCGCGCTTTTCGCAATTTAACACAATATCATTTTAACATCCTTATAGCGCCGTGTAAATGCCCTCTTTTTGCCCTGTGGGAATTACGACCTTTCTATGCCGCTGACTCCGAACATCAGGGCCGTGAGGTCTGATATGCACACGTCGATGTCCTTATATACTGTGCGTTTGTCTATGTGCTCCGCCTGCGCGATTTTCTCCGCCGTGGTATAATCGGCCGCGAGGTAAAGGCTCTCCAATACGCGCCAGTGCCTTGCGTCGTCGGCTCGCTGGCTCCTCTCGCACATAATCCGGTAAACGTCCAGCATTTTATTCACATGGGTCATTATGATTCTGGTATAGAGGTAGTTCCGCTTTATGCTGTCCACGAATACATCCTCCGTGGTATTGCGGTTCTGCATAAGGCGCATGATCTCCTCGAATCCGTCGTCGATTTCCTCAGCCTCCTCAAGCTCAAATACGGCATTGTTGAAATACTCGTTGAGCCTCCGGTAGTTTCGGATAAGCAGCTTCGTGTTATGGTATTTCCAGTCGTACTGCTGCTGCTGGATTTTGGCCCGTTCGCGCTCTACTGCTTTGATCGCCGCCTTTGCGCCATATTCTGCGCCGCGCTTGAACGTCTCCGCGATGGCGGCCTGCATTTTCTCCTCGAACACCTCGGCATAGGTGCTGACCGCCTGCGCGACTGCTCTGTCAATAACCTGCTGATCGTCTGCCTGATGTTTGTTATTCATGGGATGCTCCCTCCTTAAAGTATTCTATCGGGAGTTCCGCCTCCCTGTAATCTGCTTATCAGAGGAATCTAAGGTATCCGAAGAATTTCACTTCGTATTCCTCGATGTCCTCCGGCTTTATGTACTTTCGACCGTAATGGTCCTTCATGTCTCGAAATACCTCCCACGGTATGCGGTAGAACTTCTTGAGGCTGAACGACACGAGGACGAAGCACATCGCTCCGAGCTTTTGGTGTCGGTTCAGCTTTTTTTCCTGCTCCTCCGAAATCACTTTGCGCTCCATCCGGTCCGTCGAGGTGTGCTTTGCCTCAAACACTACCGACTGGCCGCCCTTGAGCGTCCCCTGATAGTCCGGCTGCGCCTGTTTCTCGAAACAGGCCAAGAATTGACCTTTGGCGTTTGGTCTGCTGATGGGCCGCATCGGCTCCGGGACCTTTTCGATTTCTGCGAGGCCGTAGAGCCGGTAGTTACGGCAGGCGGCCTCTATCATATTTTCCCACGCCTCTCCGGCTTCCCGGTTCCGCTTTCCCGTGAGGGCTTTCCTGTATGTTTTGCCTATCTCGCTCATGCTATCAGCCCCATACTTCTCGCAAATTCGATGATCTTGTACGCGGTCCCGCCGCCTACGCCTTTGCATTTGCCGTCTGAGAGGGCCTGCAAGAGCCTTTCCACGCCAGAGGTATTGGTTGTAGGGCTACCGCCATTCGCGCCATCCTGCGCCACGCTGGGAGCCGCTGCGGCCATTCTGGCATTTCTCACGACTCCGACGAGCTGCGCGTCGGTCATTTTGCGGAGCTTTACGGCCTCCTCATGGGTGTTCAGTTCCTCCTGCGTGTATCTGCATTTTCTTTTCTTTGCCATATGCTTATCCTCCTTAGAATGGCAGGTCACCGTCGCCCGGCATATCTACAAATCCGTTGTTATCCGGCGGGGCGTATGCCTGCGGCTGCTGGTACTGCTGCTGGCTGTTTGTCGGCTGGTGGGGATCTCCGCCGCTGGGCTTGCTCTCCGCGAACTCCTGCTCCTCAACGATAACATCGGTCGTGTAAACGGTCTGACCGTCTTTGTTTTGGTAGCTCCCGGTCTGCAGTCTGCCGACAATAGCAATCTTTATTCCTTTGTGGTAGTATTTCTCAACGTGTTCCGCCTGCTTACCGAACACCACGCAGGATATAAAGTCGGTTCCCTGTTCGCCGTCTCTTTTGAATCGCCTATCAACGGCGAGAGTAAAGCGGGCGATACATTTCGGTTTGTCTCCCTGCGTGTATCTGATGTCCGGGTCGCGGGTGAGGCGGCCCATTAACTGAACTTTGTTCATATTATCCTCCTACTCGATGATGGTGATTCCGCACTTTTCACAATGACCGTGAAAATGTCCGTTGCACTTTGCCCGGTGTCCCACAAGGGTATTGACGCCGCCACACGCGAAGCAGTCCATCCGAATCTCCTCCGGCTGTTTCCTGTAGTCCTGTAAATCCGGGTCATCCTGATCGAATTTCTGACCGCAGAAGAAACAACGGTCAAGGCTGTACGGCATCTCTCCGCAGGACGGGCATTCCGGCCATGTGCCAAACTCGCTGGAATCCCACTTGACTTTGATGGGGTCGTTCCTGCCGTTCGGTTTGTCGTCGTCCGCCGGTTGGTAGGGACAGTCCTCACACAGTAGACTGTTATCGCATTCCCGCTCCGGGTCCCAATTACAGGCGAAATGCAGGTCTGCGAGTGTTGGTATCTTCCTGCGCTTCCTGATGAACGCAGCTATCAATATAGCCAATATCAGTACAATCAACGCTATTCCTATAACTCCTGCCGCTGTATCGGCTCCCGTCTGTACTGCCGCCGAGTTTGCCGTTCCCTCTACTGCCGTGTGAGGCATCGCCGCCTCGTATGTAGCCACTGCTACGACGTTGGATAAAGGTCTGATCGTGAATGTGTTCTCCTCGTAGTCCCCGGAGACGATTTCGTAGTCGCCGTGGATATTCCAAAACACGAAATCCTCGACGGCTGCGTCCATCGTGAGGGTGCAGGTCTCTCCATAGGGTACATATACCCGGTCGATGTGTGCGCCCTCTTTTCTGAGTGGGTTGGTCTCTACCCTGACATAGTAGGTGCCCTCCGTTTGAGCTGCTGCCGTCAAGGTGAATAACGGGATAATCATAAGCGCGACGAGAATTGCCGCGATAACTCTTTTACCTTTCATCTGGTCCTCCTGTCACATTACAATCGACGCATAGTTTGCGTTGAGTGATATGAGCCGTTTCGCGGCCTCCTCCGGGTTCGTTACGGTGATTTTCCCGTCACCCTCGGTTGTGTGTAACTCTATGATGATTGATGGGCCTGTGCAATTCACGAACGCTTTTCCCTGTGTGATGTCGATTGCGAAGCTGTATCCATCTTCTACACACTTCGTTATAAAGGTGAATAACCTTTCTGTTGCCTCTGTCAAGATTCTCTCACTCCAATCTAAAGCCTGACCGCAATTCCCGCAGTATCTTGTGTCTTTGTTCATAAAGAACGCGCCGCACCTCGGACACTTGCCGTGGCCATAAATACGGTTCTCCGGCTCCGGTGTTGTCGGTATCTGCTTTCTCACCGCGTCTTTGGCGGCCTCGATTGCGTGGTCACGCCGGTCTACGTCGTTTACTCCGTCGGTGTGGGGCTTGATTTTGTTAAGCTCGTTGATGATCTCCTGCGGAGCCATATCATACTGCATATTTGCCCCTCCATTTCAAGCGCTGTCCGCAGGTGGGACAGTAGTTGTTTGTCGGAATGAGGTCGCCTTTACACGTCGGGCAGTGGTAGGTATAGGGGAGCCGGTCGCCCTTGCGGATTACCTGCTGCGGCGTTGCGTTCGCTAAGGCTTTAACGACCTTATCCTTGTTGACAACAATTTCGCTGTACTCACCGTCTGCCGCCCGGTAGATTGTCTGGAAGATAGCATCATCGACGTTCTGCTGATATTCCCTTTGGGCTTTGGCAATATCGTCATCAATCATCTTGATGCTGGTCTGCTGTTTGTACTCGTATTTCTTGTCGTTCTTATCCATTGTTTTCTCCTCTCAAAAAATCTGTGGCACGATAAAGCGTGACATAGTCTCCGGTCTCAATATCATCAAAGTATGGCTCCATATCATCAGAAATGGCCTTAATTATCAGAGCATAAAAGTCCTCCTCATACTCTGTTGCGGCTTCTCTGATTTCTTCAAGCGTTAGTTTTCCTCTTTTCTTTTTGATTCTCAGGCACCATACTCCGGTTCTATCATAGTCGCACCATATCTCAATCCCTTTTTTCAACAGGATAGCCCTCCTTATTGATAGCCTCCTCGAAAGTATAATCATTGGTATCGATTGATACCGTTTTTCCGCTCGGTAGTGTGATGATGAATATTCCGTCCTCTGCTGTATAGGTCGCGTCTCCGGGTTCTTCGATGACCCTGCCGTTCTGCGAGCGAGGCCTCTCGACCAGCTCCAACGGAACAAGTCCGATGTTGCCCGCGTCTACCGGGTACTCACAGCCGTCGCCATCCTCATAGAAGCCATCGCCCCATGCTGTATGCGCTACGATGAACTCGCGACTGGTTCCGGGTACTATGTACTTGCCATCCGCGTATTCAGCGCCGCCCCATACTTTAGCATAGATTTCTCTGCTGAGGACGTAACAAATATCCCCGATATAAAAGCCTTTTTCTGAACGAATTACGCCAGTTGTCTGTTTCATTTCGCATCTTTTCCTTTCTGGTTCATCTCAGGCCCCACGCGGGAGCCTGAGATGGGATTTACTGATTACTGATTTTCGATGCAGAAGCCGAGCGCCACAGCGCCCTCGGTGTTAGCGTAATTGCCGTTGAGGGTGCCGTTGGTGGTGACATTGTAGAAATGGGCGTTGTGGTGAGCCGAACGCAACCACCACCACGAGGCGCATCCTTCGTCTGCGCCGAGCCATACCTTGCTCCGAGCGTGAGGGTCGCGGAAGATGTCGATTTGGGTGTCCTCCGGTTCCTGTTCCTGCCAATAGTCGCTCTTGCCGAACACCTGAGTCGCAGAGAGGCAGAACAAATTATCGGAGGTCTCGATGCGCTCTCCGTTGAGCACCTGCACGATTTTGGTGGGTTTGATGATGGTCTTGACTTCATCCGGGAGAAGGGCGAAAATATCCTCGTTTGCATAGCGCCTCATATCGCTGTCGTGCCATCCGCCCTTGTTAGTCCACTCCGGGTTCATATAATGGCGGTCTCTCGGTGTGTTGTGGAAGATGAAGTACGTCCTACCGCTTTCATCGCGGCCTACGTCCAGCCCAACCTCGTCGCCGTTGGTGAGGGTGAGGGGGATATAGTCTCCGCTTTTCAGCAGCTTATCGAGGGTTCCCGTCGCTGCTGCCTCTGCGATTTTATCCCATGAGGTCTCGAACTCGGTGACGGTTCGTACTTTGACGGTCGGCGCGGGTCTCTCTGCTGCGATCCTGTTTGCGAGGAGATAGCCCTCAAGCTCCCACAGTTTATTGGTAATACGTTCCATACAGATGTCGCGGCCGACCTTTTCGTCGTAGTTCGCGGGGTCAACACAAGCGCTGGACTCGGTGATGACAAAACCGTTCGGAAGTTTGAGACTGACGATGGTAACCTTATCATGGACGGTAGAGACCGTGACCTCTGATCTGTCGATAAGCTCGCTGATTTGCTTTGATGTTACAGTGTTCTTTTTCAATGTGAATCCTCCTGTTATCTGTATTCTTTTCCGGTTTCTATGTCTCGGAGCGGGATGCGGCCGATAATCTCGAATCCGGGCAGTTCTGCCGCGTCTCTCAATATCGGGATTAGCAGGCCGATTTTGTAGAGACGGTCGCCCTCAGCCGCTCGCTCCTCTTTTATGATGTTCTTGCAGGCCTCTCCGGCTGTAGGGTCATGGTATCCCTCTGCGTTTCTATCCATCCTCATAGCTGGTGACCTTTGAGCCGGGCCGCCTGCCTTACCAGCTTGCGGTTTATGATCTCCTGCACGTCTGCCCGGTTCTCAAATATCATGGTAAGCTGGGTCAACATGATTATCACGTCCGCCATTTCGTCCGCGATGTTCATGGTGGCCTGCTCCTGCGCCTCAGGGTCCTGACTGTTAAGCGCCCGGCGCTCCTTGAGCAGCGCCTTTGTCAGCTCACTCATTTCTTCAATGGCCATATCGACCTGCGGCTGTTTTCCGTAGGTGTCGATACACTGCTGCAGGGTTTCGCTCAGTGCGACGGGGAGGGGATGATTTACCTGACTGTTCATGTTATCACCTCCCGGCCGGTGCGTCTTTCAGCACATATCTGGCATAGTTGCAGGTCCCGCCGTACCGGTTCTTGCCCGTGTGCATCTCGGTCTCGATACAATGACCCTGCTTTTTCAGTCGAAAGATAACGTCAGAGAGACGGGTCGCTCCGAAGTTGTCTATTGCTTCCATGCTGGTGATACTACCGTGGACCTTCATGTGGTCGAGGATAGCGCCTATCTGTGTTTTTCTCGGCATGATGTTATTCCTCCGTTGCTGTTTCTGTTTGTATGATTGGCTCCGCCTCCGGTACACAGATGCGGGCGATAAACTTGTCCTTTTCAGCCTTGATGCTCTCAAGGGCACTGATAGAATGGCTAAGTTTCATCGAAAGAGGCGAGAACGGGTTAAGGCTTGCCCGCCTCTGGTTCAGTATGCTTATAGCAAATGTGATGTCATCGGTGCTCTCAAGCTCCTCCATTGTCCATCTCTCCACGTTGTTCACCTTCTGTCTTTTCTGCGGTGTAGCATTTCCCGCACCGCTCCGGGATGTTATGGCACGGGTTTCGGCATTCTTTTCGCCGCCAACAATATGAGCAGCAGAAGCTCCCGCGCCGGTAGTCGCAGTTGAATATCCTGCACTGGTGATCTCGGTCCGCGCCCGGCGGGTCCGGCTTATTTCGTCTTATCGCCATGCTGTCCCTCCGGTCTTACAGTATTCCGACAGCTCGGTAATACTGTTCTCTGTTTCTGTCCGTTATGGTGTAGACCTGTTCATCAGTAAATTTCTGCATCACTCTGAATAGTGCTGCCGGTGATAACGGTAGTTTGTATATCCTGTTCCAATATCTGGCTGCCCTGCGGATGTCGCCGCGCTGGTAGTATAAGATGGAACAATCTGCGTATGCGGTTGCTCTTTTCTCTCGATTCATCTGTACCTCCATGGGTATGTAACCGTGCGCGATAGGTTGTATATGTACTGTCCACACCTCACACAGATGTCGTCCTTACCCCAATATCCGAGCTTTTTCATTCCTCGGACACTGCCGGTATAATGAATTGATGGGTGGATTGCTTTCTCGTGTTCAGATAATTTCGCATAGTTCATGGCTCCTCCTCGCTCTCAAGCGCGTCCGCCAACTCGTTGAGCATTTTCTGTATTGCCTCCGCATCCTCAACCAGCTCGCGGGCCGTTTCCGGTACTCCGCGCTTTCCGCGTGATTCAATCCAGAGTTCAACATGTTCATCTACATCGAAGTCCTCCGCGTATTCTCGTATTCTACGCGGGAAGTCGTCTATCTCGACACATACAAGAATGTCCTCTCCGGCAGGAGAATAGGTCTCTATCTCGACCCTTTCTCCTGAGCTGTCATCGAGAAAACTGCTCACGCTCCAATCGAGGCTTTCCAATATCTCGATGTGCCTGTTAGTTAATGCCATTGTTCGCCTCCTTATGTTGTTCTGAAATCCGCCCATGCCATCGTCAAGACCGTTGATGTTTCCTTGAGCCTGCTGATAATAGCCACAATCTTTGAATCGTCGTAGCCTCGCGGGGTGAGCGCTTTCACGAGGTCGTCCGCGCTGTAATTCGTGGTGACAATCGTCGGTTTCATATCCTCATACCGGTCGTTGAGAATTGCGTAGAGAGTAGTCATAGACCAATCGGAGCACTGTTCTTTTCCGAGGTCGTCGATTATCAGCAGGTCGGTCGCCTTATAAACGTCCAGCACCTTGCTCTCTGCGATTTCCTTGCTGTCGTAAGCCTTTTTGATGTCCGCCAGCATATCTGTCGAGGTTTTGCATATCACCGGGATCCCCTCGCCTATAAGCTGCAGCGCGATGGCTGCGGCGAGGTGCGTCTTTCCGGTTCCGTTCGTTCCCTCTATGTAGAGGCCGTCGCCTTTGTTGTAGCGCTCCGGGAATGTCTCTGCGTACCTCTTTGCTATCTTGTAGCACCGCAGACGCTCCGGGGTGTCTGTCAAGAAATTGTCGAATGTCCGGTTGCGAAAACGCTTCTTTATTCCGCTCCGGCCGAGGATGCGGTCGATGTGGTCTTGCTTTCGCCTGCGCTCCTCTGCTTGCTTTTCTGCCTCCTCTGCGGCTTTCTTATCCGCATCGTATTTCGCCCAATAAGCGACAGCCTCAGGGCAGTCGCAGCGCGATATGAATGGCTGCCACATAAAAATCTCCCTGCCAAACACGAGGCCGTGACGCGGGTTTGCTTTCCCGCAGAATTGGCATATATCAGGAGGAGGGGCGGGGTGTCTGAATGACAGCCCCATAGCCTTAGCCTCCTCCGGGGTAGGTCCCATTTCTTTACTTTTTGAAGCCTGACGAGGGCTTGAATCCTCCGGCTCCGTTGTTCCTTGAATCTTGCTGATGTGGTCCATACGGGCCTCCTCTCCGTGCAAAATCTTCCTTTACCCGTCCTACCACCCAATTAAGGATGGCGCGGTAATCGCTCTTGTAGGTCTTTCCGCTGCTGCCCTTGTAGTTATCCAGCACCTCTATCATCCGGGCTGTCATCTCCGGGCCGTATTCATCGAGGAGCTTTTTATGCTCCTCCTCTGTCATGTTGACATATTCAGCGTACTTGACCTTATCCGGCTCTTTCTTTTTACGCGATGCCTTTTTCCGCGTTCCCGTATCCGTTTTGCCTGTTTCCGTTCCGAAAACAGGGGTTTCCGCGTCAGAAACGTCCTTTTTATCAGATTTCTGCTCCGGTAATCCTCCGGGAGACGGCTTTTCCGGCACACAGTCTTTTCTCTTGAGGTAGAGCGGCTTTATGTTATCTACCAGCCCTTGACACCAGATTTTCCGGCCGTCCTCCCATAACTCCCGGTCTATGTTTCCGAGGTCTATGAGCGTCTTGATGATCTCCTCGATAGTCTCCTCCGGTAGCTTCATCCGGGCAATAAGGAATTGCCGGTTTACTGCGTTACCGTAGTCATATATGTGGCCGTCTGTTTTGCACAGCAGCTCCAAGAGCTTGAACCAGAAAGCATATCCGTCATTGTTCCATCTGCTCTCAAGGATATATTTTGTTTTTCCATCATCGACGTAGTGAGGGAACCAATCCGCCGTCTGTTTTCTCGGTCTTGCCACTACTGCACCTCCTGTCCACAACAGTCCGGGGAGGGATGCCTCCCCGGCTGCCTTGCTGTCTTATTCGTAGATGACCTTACTGCCCTCTGCCGTTTTCACCACATCTACGCTCTGCGGGAATCGGCTTTTCATCGCCGGGTCATGTGTGATCGCCATGACCTTGAGGTCTGCGTATCTCCTCTGGATAGCTTCGAGCGCATCGCAATACGCCTGTACGCCCGGCGCGTCGAGGAAGGGAGGTTCATCAATGAACAGGAATCCGAGCTGTACGCCTGCCTTGCTGCTCTTGATCTCCGCCAGCGCCAGAATAACACTGAGGGCGGCCTTTACTCGCTCGCCTCCGCTGCGGCTCATGTAGGCAAGTCTGCCGGTATCACTGTCGTTGATGATGATATCGAGGGTCGTTACCTCTTTCTTGCTGTTGCTCTTGAGCACTTTCTCGGTGACAAATTCCACGCTCATATGTCCCTGTGACATCTGACCGAGGATATTCGTGGCTGTGGCCTCGAATACGGGTATGATGCTGCGGATAACATTGTGGGGTATGCCGTCCTGTGAAAATGCTTTTTTCAGCTCCTCGTAGGCCGCTGCCTTTACCGCCAGCTCATTGACCTGCTGCTGGATTTCTGCCGCCTGCTTGAGCTTTGTCTCCGCCACTTCGAGCTGCTTTTTCAGTCCGCCGAGCCTCATGGCTGCGTTCTGCGCTCTGTCCTTTGCGAGGGAGATAGCCGCCTCAGCCGTCTTGACCTGTTCTTTCAGTTCGTCCGTTCCGACGGTCTTAGCCTGCTCGACCGTAAGCTCCTCATGTGTCTCCGCAATTTCCGCCTCGATGGCTTCAATCTCTGTTGCCAGCTCTGCGAGTCTGGCCTTAGCTGCCGCTTTCTTTTCACGGGCGGCCGGGAGTTCACGCTCCTTGATGACCCATTGACGGGCATTGTTGATTTTCACGACGAGAGCGTCGTAGCCCTCTGCGGCCATCTCTGCGTCTTTGAGCTTTTCGCATACCGCATCGCGCTCCGCCTCTGTATCCTTGATGGCCTGTATGATCTCGGCCACTCTCTGCTCGATGTCTGCTATACGGGAGAGAATAGCCTCTCTGCGGGCGTTCAGCTCTCCCAAAGAGTTGTACTTTTCCTCGAATGGCTCTAAAGCCGTCAGAACGGCCCTCAAACGGCTCATATCTGCTGAGTCGTATTCATTATCGGATAATGCCTGTTCTGCCACTGTGACCGCTTTCTGCGCCACAGCGAGCCTATTCGTGGCATCCGCTCTATATTCCACCAGCTCGCGCTCTTTTTCGGGGAGTTCTTCTTTGGCTTTCATCGCGTCCGCGAGGAATTTACAGGAGGCCTGTTCTGCTATCGGGCATCCGCAGTCTGTGAGAAGCGCGATACGCTTCCTCAGCTCTTCGATGACGTATTCGCGGGTAGATATTCCCGCCTTGATCTGACCGTCAATAAGCGATAACTCCGCCTCCGCGTTACGCTTTTCTTTTGCGAGTTCCGCGTACTTGTCAAATGCCTGCTGCATTTCTTCCATCTGCGCCTTAGCCTTGAGGTATTCGCTGTGCTTTGCTCTGATGGTATCCGCATCTCCGATATCCAGCTCGATGGCCGAGAGTTTAGCCTGCGCCGATTCTCTTTCCGCGAGTATTCTTTCGTCCTCGCTTTCGAGCTTCATCACCTTTTGGGTGAGTCTGTCCCGCTGTGCGATAATGTCGTCCCGGCGGTCACGCGCTGAGATAAGTGTCTTTTCAACAGAGAGCAGATACTCGTACTCTTTTACGCCTGCGGCTATATCCTCCTCCTCGGAGAGGACAATATTCGCCGCCCTAACGAGCGCGGTCTGCTGTGTCCTCTGAGACTCTTTGTTTGCCTTATTCGCGGTGAGGGTAGTAATCTTACCATTTAGCTTGATTACCCTCGCTGCGGCTTCGAGCTGCGTGTTGAGCGCCACTTTTCGGCTGTCCAGCTCTGCGGTTCTCTCTGCCACTTCATTCTCGGCGGCTTTAATCTCCGCCTCCTCCGCTTCGATTTCCGTCGCCAGCTCATTCCGGTCGGGCAATCCCGCTGTAATGGTGTCCGCTCGCTCCGACAGCAGTCTGATCTCTCTGTTCGTGTCGGTCGCTCTGGCTGCCGCCAGCGTCTCCATGTCTCCGTAAATGCCAAGTCCGAGGATATTGCCGAGGATATTCATGCGGGCCTCTTTATCCGCCTGCAGGAATAATCCGTACTGGTCCTGCATAATGAGGGCGCAGGCTTTCAGCGTGAGGCTATCCATTCCGATGATGTTTATGATCTCCGCCTGCGTGTCTCTGAATTTCTCTTTGCTGCGGTCCTCCCATTCGCCGTCTACCTGCTCCGCGATATTCAGCGTAGCCTTACCGCTTTTCTGTCTGGTGCGGGTAACGCGGTAGAGTCTGTCGCCGAGGCGGAATGTAAACTTGATGGAGCCGCTGCGGGCATCCGGGTCGTTGCATATCCATCCGGTCAATTCGCCCTCGCGGGTCTCCTCGAAAAGAGCGTCCGCCATAGCGTCCATGAACAGACTGCTCTTTCCGACGCCGTTGCTGCCGTTGATGGTGCAGAAGCGGATGGAGTCAAACGAGAATTTTTCATCACGGTAGTTGCGATAATTCTTGACCTCGATTTCTACCGGGACGAATGTGCCTGTGTGGCGTTCTGTCGTCGCCTTTTCCATCGCCTCGCTGATGATGGGCCTTGCGATGTTCAGTATCTCAACAACGTCCTCCGGGGTCCTGCCTTTATCCAGCAGATAGTCACGCAGATTATCCTCCGGGGTGTTGTCCGATTCCATGCTCTTACGGTCTACTGTAATGCTGATTTTCTGCGGGGTGATCTCTTGTACCCAAAAGGCCTTGCCGGTCTGGTACAGCCAGCTTTCGAGGGTAGCGTGATTGAATGCCTTGTTGTGTTCGTCGGTGCAGTCGTAGAGGACGCGGATTATCTTGCCCTCTGTAGCGTCCGGGCAAGGAAGATTTAACAGACAATCCGGGCCGTTCTCGTTGATCTCTCGTACATCATCGTCGTTCAGTCTAATGGTGAAATATTCCCTCGTGGGGAGGCCGTGGAATGTGCTCTCGCACTTTCCGCCGTTGATGTCGTGGACGTAGAATCCGCGCTGCTGACCTTCATCGTTGAAGTTGAGCGCCGAAACTGCTCCACAGTAGAATGTATTCTTGCATCCATCGAGCTGCTGCGGCCTGTGGATGTGACCGAAACAGACGAGGTCATAGTCTGCTGCTGTCAGTGTGTCCGGGTAGACAACCGGTTCAAACTGCGAGAAGAATGCCGTCTGGCCGCTCTCCATATTGCAGCCGGTGATGGTGAAGTGAGATACAAGTACAGAGGGATATTCCGGTTCCATCTGCGCTTTGAGTCCGATAATCATATCGGCCACAGCCTTTGTAAATACTTCGTTCTCCTCCTCTTTGCTGAGACCGGGGTGCTTTGCTCTGTAATAGCCTCGGTCAAAGCCGGGGACGCAGGCAACCTGTACCCAGCCCCAAGCACCTGTATAGTACTTAACTATACGAGGCTCCGTTACGATGTGGACGGTATCGTAGCTGTAGAACGTGCTTTCCAGCGCTTTGAACTGCTCCTCGCTGTCATGGTTCGGGGTTCCGCGCATTACGATGACCGGCGCGACATTTTCAAGCAGGCGGATAATCTGCACTGCTGTCTGGTTTTCCTTGAGGCCTCTGTCGCTCCACACGCGGGCCTGATGGAAGATGTCGCCTGCTACGATAATGAGGTCCGGCTTGATGTGCTCCGCCTCCTCGCAGAGTGCGTAGAGGCAACGAACGATGTCAAGGTATCTAAGGTTCTGTCCGTTCTTTTCCGGTCCGGGAAAGTTGCCAATATGCCAGTCGCCTGTATGCAGTATCTTCATCAGTTGTTACCTCCCATTCTTCTCTGGCAGTTCATGCACAGGGTTCTGCCGAACTGCTCGTTACTGTATCTCACTACGCCGTTGCTGCACTTTGCGCCGCACTCTGTACACACGTTAGGGTCAAAATCTGCCTGCGCCTCTGCGGCCTGCTGTGCTCGCTGCTGTGTCTCGCGGGGATGCTCCTGCGGGAGCTGCCTGTATGCCTGTGCGTCCGGCTGTGCGATAGGCTGCGCCGGTGTTTCGTAGCCCATATCCTCCTCGTAGTCATCCTCGACAAATACGGCTCTGCGCTGGTCCGCGCTGTAGCCGCCGTAAAGCTCCTGCGCCGAAGTAAAGAAGTGTTTGACCGCTTCCTCTCTGACTGCCTCATTGTCAAGGTTCGGGACGAGGTACGCTACCACAAAGGGCTTTTTTAACTCCTCAAGCAAATACGTTCCCTTGATGTGCATCGCCGCTCTGAGTGCGCGGTTAATCGCTTTCGTCTCGCACATCTCTGCGCGGAATTTCAAGAACTCTTTGCGCTGGTTATCCGTCATACCATCGACGACATCGGTTACGATGATCTCTTTATGTGCGACAAATTCGATGTTTTCGCCGGTGAGCTGCGGTACGCTGATACGGGCCTCGAACTTCACGTCTTTGTTTCCGCAGGCTCCGCAGTTAACCGGTCGACCGATGCTGCGGTTAACCTCCGCGCATTTTTGGCAGGTTGACGGAACGATGGGCCGGGTTCCGAGAATCTTGATACCCGCCGCTCGCATGAGCTTATTGAGACCTTTTTTAGTGATTGCGTACCTTGCAGGAGATGCAGGGTGTCGATATCCTTTTTTGTCTGTCCATGCGTCTTTCGCTTTCTCCTGCTCGTAGATTTCCTTATCGTTAAAATCTGTGCTGATATAAACGACATTCATCACGGGCTTATGGATTTCTGCAATCTCCGCGACCGTCTGCATAGGTACAAGGAGATTATATTTTTCTGCGGGGTACTGCTGTGTAATCATCAATGCATTGGTTTTTTCCATTATTTTTTATCCTCCTATTGCAAAATCAGATACAATCTGCTACAATAGAGACACTGGTTATTGAATTGCTCGTAGCTTTGGCTGCGGGCTTTTCTTTTGTCTCTAAAGCCGTTATCATTTCCATCAGCGAGAATGTATATCCGCTGAATCTGCTTTCTCTTACCGCCTCTGCGATAAGCTGTGCCAAGTATCGGGGATCCCGGCGGCATCCGCCAGCGTCGCCCTCTCGGCTGATTATCGTTCGGAGCTTTCGCTCCGCTCGCGCTTTTGCGCTATCCCACTCGCGTTTTGAGATGTTTGTACCGAGATACTTTTCTGCCTGTTCTCTTAGCCGCACCGGTCCGCGCCTCCTTTCCAAAGATGATGTCGCACACCTTGTTATGGATTGATGTAAATTCCATCTGAAAGATGCAGGCAAGCAAGAGATATTCGCCTCCCATTCCCGGTGTGCCTCTTAATCTGGAAGCTATCGGTACAATGATAAATCCCGCTATCAGCGTAGGGATAAACGCGGCTACAGCCTCAACGAGACACAACACAATCCAAGCGGTGTAATACTTCGCTTTGGCCTTTGCCTTAATGCGGCGCAGTGAGATGATCCTGCGCTGTTTTCTTTTCCTCATGTTCTCCTCCTATTTGTAGAAACGATGTCCGCCCTCTGTAAAGAGGTATTCAAGGTTTTCCCTGTGCCAGCTATCTCCGACACATCCCTCGAAGTATAATGCTCCCTCGCTTTTGTCCCAGCCGTTGAGCACCATATCAAGCGCTGTGTAGCAATCCTCGTTAGGCTCCGTAGTCCAATATCGTCCGCCCGGCACAACCGGCGAGAATTGGTATGTGTCGTCGTACTGCTGGAATACCACTTCACTGATAGTATCGGGGAATCCCTCGCTCCATACGCGGTTGAGCACCACGAGCATTACGAGCGCTTTTCCCTCGGTGCTTTCGCCTTCCGCCTCTGCCATAGCGATTTGAAGCAGTATAGCGCTGTCATCGGCTCCCCAATCTCTGCTCTGTATGAGCGTCCCGGTATTCTGCATTGTCGGCAGCTTTACGGGTTCCGGTGCTACGGTCTCTGCGACGGTTGGCTCCGGCTCCGTGGGGATCGCCTCACTCGTACTTGACGAGAACGTCGGTGTTATCGTCATCATCAAAAAAATGAATACGATTACCGCCATGATAAAGGGAGGCATACGCCTCATTACATCTCTCCTGTTCATGCTTTCACGGCTGCTGCAGCATTTATGTGGCGCTGTGCCTGCTGCGCGATGCGCTTGAGGATTTCGTTTACCTCGGTCGCGGTCGTCTTGCAGTAGTCGTCCGCTATCTTTATCCGGGTGTTTCCGATGCGGACGTCGCTCACGATATTTGCCTCAGCCACGCCGTTCACCTCCTTAAATGAATTTACCAAGTTTCTCCGCACGTTCGAGCGCGGCGAGTGTTTCGTCCGCTCTGCGGCGGAACTCAAGTATTTGGTCTCTGATTTTTGGAACTAAGTCTTTTTCGTCATCATCGAGTGTTCCGTCCTCCATGATTAACGATATCTGCCGTGTGGCGCTTTCCATTTCTCGGATGGAGTTTTGGAGTCGAATAAGCGACCTCTCTGCTGGCATCTCCGGTATCTCACGACAATCCTTGCCAAGTGGGCATTCATTTGCACAGTACCATTGCCTCAGCTCTGGCTCATTGTATGCGTCTGCCATCAATGCGACTACGGTATTAGGCGGTCTGTTTATGTCCAGCTCGTACTTCTTGAGGCTGTCCTCCGTTACTCCCGGTAAAGAGTCAGCAGCTCCGTTTCTCGTAAGGAGCTTTTCGTTATACTTTGCCGCCTTTATTCGTGCTTCAAAATACCTATTACCAACGGCTTTTGTAGCTTGTCTCGCCATTTATTTATCCCTCCTTTCTGTGTATAATGTAACCAGAGATGAAACCGTACTATCGTCGCTGGCAGCGTCTTATATAGAGCTGCTGCGGCTTTATGCGTCCCATTACGGGGCGTTATGCGGTAAAAAAATTTAGCGTCGGATAGGTGCGATGTTCTCAAAGATATCATCGTTCTGGTAGTTGAGGGCTTTCTTGATTCGCAGCGCCAGTTTCAGCGAGGGGTTTTTGTCCCCGGTCTCTATCTGAGAATAATGGTTCCGGCTGGTCCCGATGGTGTCGCTGAATGTCTGCTGTGTGTAGCCCATCGCCTGTCGAAGCTTCTGCAATTTGACTCTCATATTCTTCTCCTTTCTGTAAGAATGATGGGGTGAGGTTGCCGTTCGTGCTCGCCGTTACCACCTGCCGACGTTCCCGGCTCGCTGGCCGCTTCTGTCCGGTTTTCACTGCCGCTTTCCTGTTTTATCCTCGCCCCGCGTCCCATATCGGGGGATACAAGTATATTATAGTCCCTTTTTGGGGCAAAGTCAACCATTTTTTGAAAATATTTTTTTCTCTGCCGATTTTAGGGGCATTGTGTTCCAATACAGGGCTTTTGATGTATAATACTATTTATGGAGGTGCTGTTATGTCCGTTTTCTCAAATCGCCTTATTTCCTTACGGAAAGAGAGAGGTCTTTCTCAGGAGGATATTGGCAAACTTATCAACAAAAAGAGGTCTACCGTCTCCGGCTATGAGACCGAGGGTAAAGAGCCTGACATTGACACGCTCTGCTTCCTCGCCAATTATTTCGGGGTATCTACCGACTACCTCATGGGGAAGTCCGATAAGCGTAACAATGTAGATACGGTCTTTCTCAACGACGTGCAGAATTTCAAGAAGCATTACGAAGCTGCTCCCGATAATGTTCGTAAACATACTGAACGCTGTTTTGATGCTTTCTACCGGCTTCTCGGTCGTGACGTTCAGCTCAAACGCACCGAGCGTCTTGAGGTGTACAATGATCTGTTCAATAAGATGGCTTCCCTCCGGGCGCAAATCAGTAGGAGCATCGCCTTTTCCAACGGCGCTATCACTGATCCTGTCGCGCTCTCTGAATTGATGGCTATGCAGTCCGAGTTAAAGAACGATGTCTCCGCTCTGCTGGATAAACTAATGCAGGCTGACATGGAGGTAGCGTTTGATCTCTCAACGAAAGAAGGAGCCGACGAGGCCGTATAATACATATTGATTTCCGGCGGTAATCCCGGTGCTGCGCTCTCCTCCGGGAGGGCGCTTTTCTTTAGGTGGAGGATAATATTATGTCATATTGTTTGTATCTGCGTAAGAGCCGTGCTGACATTGAAGCGGAGACCCGTGGCGAGGGCGAAACGCTCGCCAGACACGAAAAGGCTCTCCTTGAGCTGGCCAAGCGCAACAATTACTCTGTCACACAGATATTTCGCGAGGTGGTCTCCGGCGAGACTCTGGCTGCTCGTCCTCAAATGCAACAGCTCTTGTCCGAGGTCGGCAATGGTAAGTGGGACGGAGTTCTCGTTATGGATATTGACCGTCTGGCTCGCGGCGACACAGTAGATCAGGGAATTGTCGCGCAGACGTTCAAATTCTCCGACACTATGATAATCACACCTACTAAGATATATCATCCAAATAACGAATTTGACGAGGAATATTTTGAGTTCGGTCTCTTTATGTCTCGGCGCGAGTACAAGACAATCAATCGCCGATTGCAGCGTGGTCGTATCGCCTCGATAAAAGAGGGCAAGTATGTTGGTAATAAATCTCCCTACGGCTATAAGCGTGTGAAGATCCCCGGCGACAAGGGCTTTACGCTTGAGCCGGTTCCGGAGGAGGCTGAGATAATCAATCTCATCTATACCTTGTACACCACCGGCGAAGTCCAGAGCGACGGCGAGTTGAAGCGGATGGGTGTCTCTCTGATCGTTCGCCGGTTAAACGACATGAAGCTCCCGGCGCGTAATGGCGGCGACTGGACCCCGGCTACTGTTAGAGAAATCATAACGAATCCCGTTTATATTGGTAAGATACGCTGGAATAATCGTAAGTCTGTCAAGAAGATGGTGGATGGCCAGACTGTTGTCACGCGCCCCAGAGCAAAAAAAGAGGAGGTCGTCATCGCCGACGGGCTGCATCCTGCTATTGTCGATATAGATGTATGGAATGCTGCTCAAGAGATTATGAGCCATAACCGAGCGCGGCCGATTGGCGAAAAGAATACAGTCAAGAATCCTTTGTGCGGTCTGATTATCTGTGGCAAGTGCGGCCGCCGTATGGTCCGCCGTCCGTACAGCAATAGACGGGCAAGAGATTCCATCATCTGCCCTTATACGTCCTGTGACAACGTATCGGCTGATCTGTGTCTGGTCGAGGAGCGGGTTCTCGCTGCTCTCTCTGACTGGCTCGGTGAGTATCGGTTGAAGTGGGAGGAGAATCCTGCTCAAGCCTCCGGCTTATCCGCTCTTGCGATACAGGAGAAAGCTCTCGAAAAGACAGAGCGGCGTATCTCCGAGCTTGAGAAGCAGCGCGATAACGTCTACACATACCTTGAGCGTGGCATCTATACCGTTGACGAGTTTCTTAGCCGGTCGCGCAAAATCGCCGAGGATATTGAAAAGGCAAATGCGGATCGCGCTTCGCTTGAGGAAGAGATAGCGCACGAACAGGCTCGCGAGGTCGGCCGCAAGAATATTATCCCAAAGGTCGAGCGGCTTCTCGATGTTTACCACGAGCTGCCGACTCCGCAGGCCAAGAACGACCTGCTCAAAGAGGTTATCGAAAAGGCTGTCTATATCAAGGAGAAGAATGGCCGCTGGCATAATCCTCCTGATGCTTTCGAGCTGACGATTTACCCCAAAATTCCGAGGTTCACAGAGTCGTCAGAATAGGGTTATCATCTACATCTTGTGTGTACTGACGAATTGGGACACATAGGTTATAGATGATAATACCCCTTTTTGGACAGTTCCGGCTGTGCTTTCCGGGCGATAGTTCGTAGTATCTTATCAATCTCCTCCGGTGATCTGGCTGCGTATTTATCTGATAGTATGACGCGGGTGTTTCCGATTTTTACACGTTCGGTTTTCTCGGTTTGATTCATGGCGACACCTCCGAGACAAATATATTCACTGTCCTCTCCTGTAATGTATTGTAATGTATTGTATTGTGTATAGTTTCCGCAGTCGGATTGA